GTTTCTGTGCGAATGTTCAACGTCCACAATCGACTCAGTGACTCCACTTCCGCTACCTGCTGGCCATATGGCCGTCGGCTGGTCTCGATCCACGGCACGATCAGCGTCGGTGTGACGTTGATGCCGTAATCATCCATGAGCCCTACCAAGGCAATCGCGTGCGCGTCCTGCTGGCGACCCCAGTCCAGTCCCAACGCCCCCGGCATCTTGTCGCCGTCTCTCCGAAGTGGGTAGTCCGCCGTGCACGCAAGGATGTCTTCCCGATCAAAGTACGAGTCGCCGGACGTCACGAACTCACCCTCATACTCAGCGCGGAAGCGCAGGGGACTCATCGTCGCGCGGGCTGCCTCAATAACCGCTTCCGAGATCCACCAGGCGTCGGCCAGCTTCCACCTGTGTGTGGAGATGTGCGGGTTGTCGCCGGTCATGCCTTGGACGGCCAACTGGTAGAACGGTCCTGCGTCACCCCACGGACTAGAGGCAAGCACGATCTGTGCGTCCGGCCGGGCCGCCGTCGTCGGTAGAGCTGCGGACACAAGCAAGTCCTCGGACACGAAAGCGGCCTCGTCGACGATCAGCAGGTCGACCGACCAGCCACGGACCTGACGGTCAGACGCGGGGACGCTGCGAATCTCGCTGCCATTGCTCAGAACCACACGGTGCTGCGTCTCGTCCACAATGGAGCCCTGTAGCAGCGGATGCTGTGTGATGTCTCGAATTGTCCTGAGCAGACGGCCAGCGGCTTCCTCACCAGCACTCACGAGCAAGATCATCTGCTTGGGCTTACGGAACGCCGTCCAGGTGGCCAAGATTGATAGGGACCGGGATTTACCGCACTGCCGGGGAGAGATGAGGACGACCTGACGGGTCTTGCTGGCCATGGCTTCGAGCTGCCAGGGCTCCATCGGCCACCCGATCACTTTGGCGAAGATGCCGAGGTCGTCACGAGCTTTGCGGATGTCTTCACGGGGGATAGCTACTGCTGCGCCCAACAACCTCCTACGTTGACAGGTTTGGCGGGGGTGCTGCTACTGTGCCGCGCACACGATCAACCGACGGAAAGGTTTTACGTGTGCCAGAGGAATAAGAAGGGCGAAGTAACGCAAGACTGCGGAAAATGCGGCTGTGGTACCAGTGCGCAAGCGGGCAACTGCACATTGGGAGGAGTCGCGATACCTACCGAGCGGGACAGTGATTTCCAGCACATCCGTATAGGGTGCACGAACTCTAATCACAGCTAAGGACGGCTTCGAGTGTGCCAGACAGTGAACGACGTGAAACAAGATTGTGGTAGCTGTAGCTGCTCAGACAGTTCACAGTCGGGAAACCACAAATACAAGACTACCGTGAGTTTTGACCTTACGAGTGGCACAGGGGTGGCTCAGCTAGGTTCAGAGTGTACGAATCCTAAGCACTAGCTAGACACACGAAATCCCCCGGTACTCAGAGTTAGGCGCTCGGACCGGGGGACACGTGTATTCAGGTGGAGGTGAAGAATGTGTGTACTACAGGTAATTAGTGGCGAGCCACGCGATTAACTTGGCCCGTCGGCTCGGATACAGATAGCGAAACGCGATCTCCTCGATACCAACAGTCGGCATGACAATGCTCATCGGTCCGTAGAGCCGGGATCACCAGTCTCTTCGGGACCAGGCCGTAGCGTGTCCCGCATCCCGCGCTCCTGCATGGCCGACTCGATGACATCCGGTACAGCGGCCGTGGACGTCGTGGGGTCGGCCGGTCCCCGTGGCGGGATTCGTGGTGTTGGCATGTACTCACCTTCTGTGCGGGTTCCCCGGTCCGGCGCAGCGAGGCTACACGATGTCGATCAGCACGCAACAGGCCGTACAAACACGAAACGCCTTCACCCTTGGCTGGGTAGAAGGCGTTTCGAGCTGGTGCGGATCAGGGCAGGGGACGGAAAGACGGCGCAGCACGCACAAAGGCAGCAAGGGTGTTCGCATCGGCGAGACGTAGCACGGGACCGTCCGGGTTCTTGCTGTCACGAACACCAGTCAGCGTCTTGTATATCTCGACACAACCAGAGCCACTACCGGAGCGTGACGACTTACGCCAGACGGACTGTTTGTTCATCGTTGTTTTTCTCCAATTTAGCTCGACAGTTCGCGAGGAACGCACGTGATTCATCCTCGCTCAACGCCACTTTATCAACCGCATTGATAGACCTGCGGTAGACCTCGATATCGTGCAACTCGTGGAGTAGGATTCCCGATTCTTGCGTCTCTACCTGCACGAAATCACTGTCGAACAACGTGAATGCACCGTCCAGTGCCCGGTTAAAACCTGCCGCGAATGGCACGATGCGCACGTGTATATTCGGTCGTTTAGAAAGCTCCCCTATATGGAGAATCTGGTCGACCATCACACGCGGGCCACCCACGATCCAATGAAAAGCTGCCTCGCCTATATAAGCAGTGAGATGCGTTGGTGTCTCGTTTCGAGTAATTACCTCGGCGCGCATAATCCTAGTGCCTGTTCGCGTGAGGACGTCTGCTCGCCCAATACCAGCCGAAAGCATGATTGCTGCAATGTAGTCACGAATCTGAAGCAAGCCGGGCACAAGACTATGTTCGACGGCGACAACCTCACGCGCGTGTTGCTCAATGTCAAGATGCGCTTTGGCGTATTCATCAAACTCAGGCAGCGTAAGCGGAGTCCACCCGGGGGCATCCACATCTTGCATCAACGCCATGAAGCGAACCAACGTGTCACCCTGAATTTGCATAGCAACGAGTAGCGGATGCAGATTCTTCATCGTAGGTTCGGCGACCCCGGTCTCAAGACGCGAGATGTCACTCTGTGCACACCCTGCTAGGGCAGCTAGGTCGCGCTGAGACAGGCCCGCCGCGTTGCGCGTCTCAGACAACAGATTGCCCAGTCGCTTGCGCTTCGCGCTCATCCTCACCACAGCACGTGCCCCTCAGCTCTCACAGGCGCCAACGCCCCGCAGTCTACGGCACAAGACCCAAAACTCTGATTCACCCGATGCGCCTAACGCATCAACGTTGCCGATGATGAACGTGATGCACGAGAATCTTGCATCGGGGGCAAGCGCAGTAACGGGGATGACTCCACAAGGAGGCTTGTTGTGTATCTGGCTGCTGTCTACAACCCCCCGCTGACGGGATGGGGTCTCGGGACCGCGCTGGGGGTGATGGGCGCGCTGCTGATCGTGTTCGCCATTGGCATGGCACACACCTACCTGGCGAATCGTCGCAAGCAGATGCCCACGAGGTCCCGCCGATGATCTGGGAACTGCTGCTAGTCCCGCTGCTCCTGGTCCCGGCCGCCGGATGGGTCATCGTCTGGAACAGGCGTCGCAAGCAGCCGGGCAAGCCCTGGTGGACGCGGTGATCGTCACGCCTGGTCGTCACCGGCTGTACGAGGCTGATGACACTCCGACCACCACCATGCCCGCCCTGTCGCTGGGTAGCCCGCCGCTGGATCTGTCTCGCCCGGAACCCGGACTGGTGCCGGTGAGCCGCTGGGACGGCGCTGAGCGATCAGACGGCTACACGCAGGTCGGCGCGGTTCCGGGCTGGACGGCCATGCTCACTCCCGGTCACCCAGCGCTCTGGTACACGGCCGGTGACGTCGATCTACTCGTGCACGTCCTGTTTCGTGCCGCCCATATTGCTCGCCAGCCCGACACTACCTACAGAACGGGACGCTGATGTCCATGCCAGACGACGCCACCACGTCGGAACCACCAGAAGCGCCGGAGCCCGTGAACGCGCATGTGGTTTCCCCCATAGGAAAACAGACGCGGCACCTCATCGGAGTCCTATCGATGAACGGGCAGCCCTATACGCTGGAAGTAACCCTGTGTATGGGGCATGTGCGATTCAAGTCGCCATCGGGAGATGAGTTCGATGCCGATCTCGGCGCGCTGCAAGAAATCATCGATGTTGGCGTTGACTTCCGAGACACGATCATCGAACAGCTCTCGGGACAACGTCTGGAACTGGACTACCTCCAGCCGACGAGGCGGCAAAAGATCTTGACGCCGTGCCAGAACTGCTACGGAGAGGCGACCGAAATTTCACTTCACCTCTCGCCGAGAACAGTGGGCATGCACGTACCTACAGCTAACGCAAGTTGGACCAAGGCGCAGCTACTGCTGCACATTGCCGCATTGTGCACGATGGCGATGCAACTTCCGGATGGCTTGCCCTACGACCAGCAGCAGCTAGTTACGCAGCGGCCAAGCGAAACTCCTACCTAGAACCCACGGTGGCCGCTGGTTTGTGCCAGTCCTCCCCGGCCACGGCAACTGGCGGCCACCGTGTACCAAACGGGCAGCAGCAGCAGCGGTTGACTGGTGTTTGACACCCACCAGTCAATCTGTCGCGCTGCCTGAGACCTCTGCGTCGCTGACGGGCACGGCCGACGCAGAGGTCTCGCCTGTCACGAAAGGTTTACCAATGGTCGATGTCGAGCAACGGCGTGAGAAGCATCGCGCACGACTGAAAGAGGAATTTCCTGGGTTTGATCCTGATCGAGCCGTCAGGGAATATAACGCGGGCGCCGACGGACCGACTCTGGCTAAACGGTACGGAATTAAGCCGAGCAGAATGAATACCATCCTGGACGCCTTCGGCGCCGAAAAGCGGGGTCGGGGCGGACGAAAGCTCCACTGAGAGAAAGTGACGAAGCCTTGGGACATGTATTGAGGTTCACTGCGGCACAGACAGACCAACTCGCGACCGAGTACCTACGCGGTGGCAGGGCAAACGGCATCTTAGCGATAGCCAAACGGCACGACGCGTCTTACGGCGCTGTCCGTAACGCACTCATTCGTCGGGGAGTCATGCTACGTCAACATGGCGGGGACCGGCGCAACCCTAGCTCTCACCTTCTGTTTGCCAGTAGGCCGCAAGGTCCGCAGTCTTCGTCTGGCTGATGTCTTTACCGAGTCGGGCGCGGCCTAGAGGATCGAGTCCCAGCCGGTTGCGGTGATTGGATGCAATCGTCTCGAACTTACGCAACATTTCCAAGGGACTGGCCTCGCGATGCGTCTTGCTCTGCCGATACGACAATTGGGCACCGGCCGCGTTGATCTCGATTTTAGAGTTCTCAACAGTGTCGATGATGTCGGAGTTCGCTCGCTGGATGTCCATGCCCGCCAGGTACTCCGTCAGCAGCTCACAGACGGCTTCGGCGCGGCTCCAGCTCCGCAGCGCGGGCGCCCAACTCGGGTCCTCAAGGTACGGTGGCCATGACGGCATCGCCTTGTACCGAGCCAAAATCTCCTCTGCTCGCGGACCGACGGTTTGGCTGCCCGGGTAGGGATTGGCGCCGTGCAAACGAGTGATCGCAACGCCCTTCTGAAACGGGGGCCGCTGCTTCGGGAACTCTGGCTCCCACACCGTGCCGTCCGGGTTGTAGTAGATTTTCTTTTCCACCTCGTCTGCCGCCGAACCACCTCCGGGTGTGGTACTCTTTTCCTGTTTCCGCCTCACCTATGTAGCTCGGGACGAGGGTCCAAACGGGAACAGCTTCCATCGCTCAACTAGCAAGTGTTCCGCAAGTTCGACCGCGCTGAAGGGCTCTCTCTGGTGATCCCAGGGGGAGCCCTTCTTTATGTGAGCGTAACGGTGCACAGACGAAAGCCCTCTCGACGTGGCTTCGAGAGGGCTTTCGTTTCTCCCCGATACTTACAGCGGCTTCCCCGGCACCCACAGGGCACTAGCGGTCGAGCGCTGTAAGGTCTGAGTCAAGCGGCGCACTAGCTTTACCTGCGCCTCTCGCGAGATGCCCAGTTCGCTTGCCTCCTCGATCAAGGCCGGATGCAATTGGGGCCACTCCGACTCTGGCAGGTGCACCAGCTCAGCCGCCGCACACTCCATGCAGACCGGCATCGCCACCCGCGTGTCAATGTCCGGCAGAACTCGCCCACTCGCCCACACGCCCAGTCCGCAGGCCCGGCACAGTCTCGGCCTGGCCGACGGCGGCACGTATTCGCTAGGCAACTCGCCCACCCGCACACACAGCAATGTGTACTGCAATTCCTCGCCCCGGCTTCCGTCCACAACAGACAGCACTCTCCCACATACCGGCTACCCCGACGGGTATTGGTGTGGTGTCCCGAACTTGTGCGAGAGTGCTGCCTGCGGTGTGGATGTGTCGATTTCATCGCGAACGGCATACCGACGATTGTGGTCAGACCCGGTAGCACCGCAGCGAGGAAAAGACTAAAAGAGGGTTCCGTCGGTTGTCCATGGGGGCGGGCAAATGGAACCAGATGGAACCAGGCCGTAGAGGGAACGTGAGGTATTTTCGCGACCGAGACCAACCGACGGAACCCGGCTGGCCCCGGCCGCTAGGGCGCACGGACACCTACGTGGTGTGCCGGGCAGGCGCCACCTTGCCACGGTCCTATGTGGATTGACAACCGGTCGAACGGCCGCTCTGCATGGTGCCGATGGTCCTTAAAGGTGGTAACTGTTAACGCCGCCGACACCTATGGGTCATGTATAACCATGCATCGTCGATTCCGCTGACCACGCGCGTCCGTCCGTCCTGTGTGGACCCCGCCGGCTGTAGCATATTCCCTGGTCAGAGCCCTACCGAAGGAAGATCAACACACGATCATGCGCGAGCAACACACGATCATGCGCGGAAGACATAAACCTGGGGACCGCTTGTATCCTGTCGGCGGCCGATCGGACGCAACCCCCGTGGGGGGTCGGTGGGGGTACAGGGGCTGCTACCTGGCCTGGCCTCCGGTAACGTCTACTTATCGGCGGTCAGGGCACGGCGCAGGCATGCGTTGGTGCCTATGCATCGTCGCGCATAGGCATACACCCATGGTGGGCGTTGTGTCGGCGCAGGCGTAGCCGCGTGCGTAGGGGCCGCTCAGTGGCTCCCTGCGGTGCGCTAGCGGGCAGGGTGCGCCACGGTGCCCGGCAGGCTGGCCCAGGGGCTCTCAGGGGCTACCAGGCGGGCAGCCGGGCCATCACATGCAGGCTGGTGTGCAGGGCTCTCACCAGGGCATACAAGCTGTCATGTGGTCTGGGTCACATCTTGTAGCGCGTATGACACAGCCTGTGTCAGGATCCTCCCATCGCCAACGGGGGCGGGTCCTCTTCCAGGGGGCCACTCTCGCAGGGCATGCACCTTTACAACTCAAAATCGCTCACGCGGGCGGTACCCACTCAGTGTGTCCATAAAGGGCAAGCATGGCGCAGAGCTATGCAACGGGTTACTCATGACGAGTAAGGCAGCGCTGAGACTAGTGAGCCGATTGTGATCTTTGAGAATTCCATAGAGGCAAATACCTCCTACCTTGACTAATTCAGGGTGGGGCACGGAATGAGCGAGTGGTCATTTCCACTCACAAGCCGTGCTCTTTCCCGATGTAGTCAAGAGCAAGGGAGATAGACCGATGAACGGTAACACTGAAGTTCACTTAGCAATGGCCGAAGATCTTTGGACCATGCTACTCAAGTGCAACCAGGTTGACGACGGAGTGTCAGCCGACCTACGGCACTACGCAAGCGACAACTCGCACGACGTGCGAGAATATAGTGCGATTCCGACACCCTACGCGGGTGTTCGGTTCGCACTGCGGTACTCACTGCGTTGCCTGGTAGGCAGTAGCGACCGTGCTGAGAAACTCGAAGAAATGATGCACGAATGCGGCGAAAGCGTCGCTTACTGCCTCGCCAAGCTGAACGAAGAGGAAATGTACGAAGCGCAGAACGACCTGTGATCACCAGACCACTTGCGGGAGGCACAGTCCACTGCGGACGTGCCTGCCGTTGGTTGCCGTGGTGGCAATCGCTAGTCGAGGAGGTAGCGAAAAAGTGATCGCAAACCTAATCGGTGCGCTGATCGATGCCGGAAAGCTACTCGGCGCGGTTGGCGTAGTCGCAGGACTCTTAGCCGCCTACCCAAGGACGCAAAGATGCCTGTTAGCTGTGCACCGCTACGGCCAGCGGCATATGGAACCGTGGCAACTCGCCGTGGTTGGTGTGTGCATGTTCATTCCGGGGCCATTAGACGAATTGATCGTGGCGCCTCTCCTGATCGCTCTCACATTGCGCACCCAGCGCAAGCGGAAAGTCTTTCGACGGTATCTGTCGACCGCTTGGAACGTCTGAATATTGATCACCGGACAGCTTGCGGGAGGCATTGTCCTTAATGGACGTGCCTGCCCGTTGGTTGCCAAGGTGGTAACCAGAGTCAAGGAGGTAGCGCGATGGCGCTGAAATACGTATTCGACCCCAAAGAGGAGAGCGGATACCTATTCAGAGCACCGGAATTCATCGCCCGATGGTACTGCGGCCGTAACCCTCGTTACGACTACAGCGCCCGGCATGACGAGTTGGTCAGTGACACGATCAGCCACGAAGTCCGTGAGGTAGAGCGGGAAATCCACAACATGCGGGAAGCCCTGGCGGAGTTCGGCCATGACGTTCGAGCAATCTGGTACGACGACGTCCGGCCGCTGCTCACGCTGTGGGTATGCGTGCGAATGGGGCTGGTCGTGGCTCTGATCGTGACGGTACTCGCAGGGTTCGCCATGGGGTGGATCGCCACCTATGGCCCGACATTGTGGATTGCTGTCCCATGGGATTGGCACCACAACGTGGACATGGGTTTTTGGTGGCTCACGGTCGACACGGTCTGAACGGAGAGCCTGGACATGCGTCGATACTACGTGTTCGATACCAAGCTCAAAGGTCAACAGGCTCACGTGTTCCGCACGAAATACCGTCGGTTGGCCTTGCTGTCCTGCCGATTGGTACGTCGGTGGAATTGCTACGCCAGAGAAGTAGATGACGAATTCTGACAACTTGCGTGAGGGATTAGACCGCATGGTCTGTCCCTTGCGTTGGCTGCCAGAAAAGCGCAGTCAGAGTCAAGGAGGTTAAGAGCATGACGAGTACGGTGCTGACTACAGACCAGGCGGTACAGCGACTCACGACGCTACTCGACAACAGTGGAGAGGGACCTACGGAAGACATCTCCGATGAGGTCAACAACTCTGTGATCGCGCAGGGGCGATCGTCGTTCGACCAGATGATCAAAACCGGCCACCGACGTGAGGACTTCGTTCTGATTGTCGGTGAAGTGGTCTACGACCTACTAGCCGACGTGACGTCGGCCGTGTTCGTGGTGATCAGCCGGACCGATCAGGCGTTTCGTAACACGGTCATGAAAGTGATCTACAACGACGTTGCGACGGCGCGGCGGTTACTAGGTGAGCACTACCTACCGACGAAGGCCAGCGACGTCACAAGCGAATGGCGCGATTGACAGCTTGCGTGGCGCACAGACCGAGCGTCTGTGTACCGCGTTGGCTGCTACATCCGCAGTCAGAGTCAAGGAGGTAACGCACATGGCGTATGCGCGTATCGAGTACAAAGAGTATGGCTCAACGGTCGTCGCCGAACTGTTCGCAGAAAATGCCACACAGGCATTGATACAGTTCCGCAAGCGACACGATGACGCTGAGATCACTCGATTACTGTGCAACTACTACGCAGAGGACAACGGCAGATCGTTCGAATGGCGACCGGACAACAGTTGGACTTACGTCACTCACGTCTGGTCGTCGTTCGGTCACGCGTTCAATGAAACGACTGGCTACGACGAATCGCGTCACCACAGGTGGACCCATGAGTCCTGTAACTACTGCGGAGCGGAATACAACCTGGTCCGTTATCAGGATGACCCGCGTGGCGGCGACTACCAGGCAAATAACGGAGATGACCCGATCGAATGTACGGGCACTCCGCACGAAGACAATGTGTTCTGTAATTGTCTGTATTGCAAGTGAGCTGACACCTTGCGTGAGGGATTAGACCACACAGGTCTGTCCCTTGCGTTGGCTGCCAGACAGGGCAGTAAGTCAAGGGGGTAGCAATGGAAAAGTACCGAGTGGACACCGATACCGTGCACGCGACAGTCGTACAGACGTGGCTGATCGCGTTCAAAGACGATCAGCGGGACATTGTCGTTTATGACCAGGGGATCGCCCTAGACAAGTTTGGCCTTCCCAACGCGAAAGAAATGGTGTCACAAACCATCATACGGTGGGACAACGGCGATCGAACGTATTGTGGCAACATGACCGTTGCTGCGGCAGTGGCGGAACGCCTGCGGAACGGGGAACCGCCCAGCGGTGACGGCGCAGACGACTTAGTCCGAATGAAGCTCTGATCAATCACGGCATGGTGTACGGACCTAGAGCTGTGCGCCATGCTGGTCGATCAGACCGAAGCAAGGTGAGTCAAGGAGGTAACGTGTACTTCATTTCGTACAAGAACGGACGCAAGATCTGCGACGGTTACGGCGAATCAGCAGAATTGATCCTCGCGACATTCGCAGGGACCTACCAGCAGGACGGCGCACTGTGCACCGAAACGAAATGGGTGCGCACCGACGGCGACGGACCGGCGATCTACATCAGACCGTGCAACGATCCTCCGCCGTGCCGACACCCGGACGACGACAAGGTCTACAACATCCGGACGTCGACATGGGAGTGCCCTACGGGCTGACCGCTTGCGTGGTGCCTGAGCGTGGCTCGGGTACTGCGTTGGCTGCCAGACAGGCAGGCAGTAAGTCAAGGAGGTAGAACAACGTGGATGCGTTGCACGGGAAAGCCGTACGGGAGTACATGGAAACAGTCGACAATCCCGAACTGTGGTACTGGCGAGCGGTACTCGACAACCACGAGCCCGCGCGCAACTACACGGCAAGCTACGCGGTGCGGTGCACCAGCAAAGCGAACGGGGAGCCTGTCTTCGCGTTCTGGGCAGACGAGATCAGCAAGCCGCACAATGCCGTGTACGTACTCGACGATGGCAAAACGGCCGTACCCTACTACGTGACCGGATGGAGCAGAAAAAGCGACAAGGGCCTGCCGATCTGGTTACAGACATACCCGGTCAACCCGAGTGGAGTGATTGACTACAACACGTGGTCGCTCGGACCTCGCAAGTCCTACCATCTGAAGATCAACAAGGCACCGAACGACGCAACCGTGCCGGATGACATTCTGGCTCAGTTGAACGTGGTCAAGCCGACCTGATCAGCCAAGGCATGGTGTGCAGACCTAGAGCTGTGCGCCGTGCTGGTCGATCAGACCAGATTAAGTCAAGGAGGTAGAACGGTGGTCGCTATGGATAGGGATGACCCACACGAAGCAGACGCACGGTCATATCTCCGTGTGGTCGCTGAAAACGGCGGCCCTAACGCGGAACTTTGGCACTGGTCCTGTGTGCTCACAGAATCTGAGCCAGCCAGAACCACTGGCGGATACGCAGTGTGGTATATCGAGAATAGCGAGATATCGAAAGACGACAACGGCCTGACGTTCGTTTTCTGGCCGAATGCAATAGACAACCCGGGCGACGCCCGGTATACGTTGGACAACGGTACTGACGTGAGCATGTATCACGTTCGCTGGGATGGCTCACAACACCAGGGCAAAAACCACCCCGTCGTATTGCATGCTACGGCCAACGATGAGGATGTTACCGGCGACTTGCCCATTCATCTCCTCACTCTCAGGGAAGCAGAGTAAAGATGCCACATAGACTGGTTTCAGGAAAGTCCATACGACACGGCGACGAGTCGGTTACCGTCTTTGGGGATGACGAGAAGGCATACGTACTCCACGTCACCGAGTCCGGCCCTGCGCTGTATTTGTGTGACGACCACGAAGAGGCTGCGCGGCACGTGACCACGCTGGCAAGCCAGTGGCCGCAACCGAACGGCTGTGTAAGTGCACGCACGGAGAGTCCTTGCTCTGGCCCAGTCCAATACGACGGTAAGGATTCAATCTGCCAGGGGCACCGCAATAGGAACAAGGAGATCACACAGACCATTTTCGGCTGACCGGTCACGGCATGGCGTACAGACGCAGAGCTGTGCGCTGTGCTGGTCGATCAGACCTATTAGAAACGAGTCAAGGAGGTAACAGAAGTGAGGGTGCATATTCGAACGCAAAACGTATCCCGCTTTCTCAAAAGCAAGGGGCACACCCTGGTATTCCCCGACCGTAGGCGTGCAGGTATGTCAGCGCGACAGTTGGGCGATTATGAGGTGTGGGTGTCAATCAGCTACGACAAAGACAATCCGGAGATGCCTGCGATTGTCGCCGACGTCGTGTCAACGCTGCATGAAGGTGGCTACATCACGAGAGTGGCGCATCAGAATCTTAACCACGCCGCGATCATCGTCACGCGACCCGAAGTCACTAGCTGACCAGCCACGGCATGGTGTATGGACGCAGGGGCCGTACGCTGTGCTGGCCGATCAGGCTGGATAGGAACAAGCAGGGAGGTAGTAAGGATGGCACAGTTTCGTGTGCTGATCACTGGGCTGGGTAACGCGGCCTTCGAGGATGGTCGGGACGAGGAGATCGCCCGCATTCTTACCACAGTCGCAGACCAGCTCCGAGACGGCGTCTCGGCAGGCAGTCTGCGTGACATCAAAGGCAACACGGTCGGCGACTTCGGGATCAAGCTGGACGATGACGAGGTGATGCCGTGAGCGTCTGACCGCTCGCATCATGCCGAGAGACAATGCTCGGTGTGGTGCAAGCTGCCAGACAGGCAGTGAGTCAAGGAGGTAGCAGTAACGAAGGGTGACCCGCAAATCGGTGACCGAATCGTGGCCATGCGTGATCGCGAGCGCATCGGCACCGTGATGAAGATCGAGCCTGACCAATACTCATACGACGACCCGATTTTTCACACGGTGTTCGTGGAGAATGGTCCGGCCATCCCGCTACGTCGTGACAAAAACCTGCGCGTGGTTCAGCGGGCAGGCGAGTCCGTGTCCTATGTACTCATCATGCCCCGCAGCAACAGCAACCCGACCAATGACTACCTAGTCGTGCCTTACCGCGATTGGGTGGCGTATGGCAATGGGGAGCTGCAAGAGATGGCCGTGACGTTCCGTAGCGAGGACTATGGCGCGGCCTACGACGAGTGCGAGCGGCTGAACCCTCCTCCGGCCGCCATCGTGACGTGCGTCGAAGGGGACGTTTTCAACGGAGACAACCAAAAGGGCTGCTGACATGTCCAACGAACTGTCACTATCCGCTCTTGCCGCTGTCCCCGAGATCGCGGGATTTCTTCGCGCCATCGCAGAGGGACGCACCAAAACAGGAAAGGATGCGCTATGGATGGCAGCTAGCGAGCTCGAAAAGGCTGCGGGAATAAGTTCGTTCGACAACAAAAACTGACCGCTCGCATCATGCCGAGAGACAATGCTCGGTGTGGTGCAAGCTGCCAGACAGGCAGTGAGTCAAGGAGGTAATAAAGATGGCGGAATTTGACGCAATCGACGCCGAGATCCTTCGCAGTCGTATGGAAGCGTTCGACAAGATCGAAGGACCACGCCTCGGCGATCATGTCGACTTCGCGAACGGCATCACAGCACGAATCGCCTACATCTGGGACAATTCTATCCAGACAACCGATGGTGGTGCGTTCAATCTCGGCGAGGCCGGAATCAGCATGTCCGGGACCTTATACGAAGGTGTTCCCCCCGACACGCTGACCGCGACAGACGAGATACGAGACGGCGCGGTGTGGTTCTTCCATCACGACATGTGGCAGGCACACAACGGAGTGCACACCATGACACCTCTGCGGGTGTTCACGTGCTCGCTGCCCGCACCAGGTGGCATAATCAGACGGCGCGCACGATCGCCAATCGATCTGTCCGAACTCGGGGACGGTGTCCTGTACCGGGGGGCGGCCGAGCTACCGCACCAGGCGCAGCGCATCAGGCGTGACCTGCATGGCGAAACGATCCTGACACGGCCTGGTGCACGTGCGCGAGGCGCCATCCGACCGGCGTACACCTCGGAGTGGACCAGACGAGTATGGAACAACCAATATTCGTTCGTTGTGTACAAACCTGGTCACGCTGGTACCAACTGGACAGCATTCCGCGATGAGCAGGAGCTACGGGACTTCGCGAACGCCTACGCGATCACGATCGACGGATTGCTGACGGCGCCGACCACCGATGACGAGGTCAGACGATGCGTGTTCGAACTGGTCATGCCCGAGGATGACACCGACTGGCAACCTGTGCGAGTAGTGCGAGGCTGACCGCTCGCATCGTGCGCGGACTCGTGCCGTGTGCGGTGCAAGCTGCCAGACAAGGCAGGGAGTCAAGGAGGTAAGAGTGCGCTACACCAATCAATCCGCTTACAAGTCAGCTTGTGATGAGTTGGCGAAACACCTCAATACGCTTACCCCGACAGAGGTGAGCGAGGTGTACGCCGATGGATCGACCACCGACGCCGACGGGCGGGTATGGACACCAGCCGGTGACTCGCTCGTCCAGCTCGACGCCGACACCGACGGAAGGTGGTTCGTCGAGCTGCACGGCGCAGCAGCACACCACGACGGCCGTGAGTGGGTCGGCAGAGAGTCCGACGATTCAGTACTGACGAGTCAGGGGCTGGCCTATTGGGGCGAGGAGATCGGAGACTTCGGTTACCCCACGGACGAACCGGAGACGCAGTTCGCGCTATCCGGGCATCCACATTTCGCGGAGAAGGCCAAGGCCATCATGACAGCCGCTAGCGGTAATCCGGCCAATGCCGAACAACTCGCGACCTGGGCCGAAAACGCAGCGTCCAAAGGTGACAAACCGCACGGCTGTGTAGTGAGCGAGACTGGCGAGATCCTCGCCGAGACGTTTTTCTCACGTGGTGATGCGTCAGCGGCGTCAGCGACATATGTCATCGATAACGGCCGGTGGGATCTGGGCGGCGCTAACCTGCTCGATCGTGCCATGTACGCAATCGAATGTCAGCACGGCCAAAAGGTCATTCATGTCAAATTGAGTCAATTCGGCGGGTGGTTCAGATACCAACGCAATGAGGGAGTAACGCAGTGAGCAACGAGCCAGAGTTCAGAAACGAAGTCTACTGGTCTGTCGTACGTGGAGAAACGAACGGCAGACTCGTGGATGTAGGACAAGCAGGCGTTACCGTTCCGGCAGAAATCCTCGCGTGGGCCGAAAGCCATGGGCTGCACATCGACGACCCTAACGTGTGGATCGGCGTAACTCCCGTGAATGAAGCGGGCGACGTGCCCAACGAGATTTCATACTGTAAGGGCACTGTGAACGACGAGACATTGCGTTTGATTCGCGATGCGCTAGTTGCTGAGTGAACTTCTGACATCTCGCATCGTACGCGGCTAGCCCGTGTGCGGTGCAAGCTGCCAGACAGGCAGTGAGGCAATAGAAAGGAGGTGATCGCATGACCGACCAGACGGCAGTACTGGACAAGATCTTTACCGCCCACAGCGTCGGTGCGCACGTGGTCAAGGTAACGACGGGGCCGACGACTGTCCTGTACAGCGTGGAGCTGCGGGACGGCGTACGGCCGGAGGAGGTACTACGCCTAGCGGAGACCATCAAGATGCGGACGGCGGCAACGTCGGTCCGTATCCTGTCTCCGGTGCCGGGCGAGTCCGTGATGGGCATCGAGTTGCCCCGTGCCGACCGGCAGACTGTGTTGCTCAAGGATGTCCCGCTGGACGGCGGGCACCCGCTCACGGTCCCCCTGGGGATCGACACGGCCGGTCATCCGCAGACACGGAACCTCGCAACCATGCCTCACTGGATTGTGGCCGGGGCGACGGGGTCGGGTAAGTCGGTCTACATCAACGACGTCATCGTGTCATTGATCAACCGATGCGGTCCGGAGGTCATGCGCCTGGTGCTGGTCGACCCCAAAGAGGTGGAGCTGGCGGCATACGCCGACGTTCCACACCTGGCCTGCCCGATCGTCACTGATCCCGACGATGCCGTAGACACGCTCCAGTGGCTGTGTGACGAGATGGATCGACGGTACAGCCTGCTCCGTGCACACAAGGTCCGCGAACTCACTGCCTACAACCGCGCGGTATCAGACGCGCTGACGCTGCCCTACCTCGTCGTGATCGTGGACGAGCTGGCGGACCTCATGGCGCGTGCACGCAAGGAGATCGAGCCCTTGATCGTCCGCCTGGCGGGCAAGGCGCGGGCCGCCGGTATCCACATGGTGCTAGCGACTCAGCGTCCGTCTGTGGACGTCGTGACGGGGCTCATCAAGGACAACGTGCCGTCGCGGCTAGCGTTCGCGGTGCCGAGTCACACGGCCAGCGGCGTGATTCTCAACCGCAGCGGGGCTCAGCATCTGCTTGGCCAGGGCGACGCGCTGTACATGGCTCAGGACGTCGGGGACCCATTGCGGGTGCAGACGCCCTACACCAGCGACGAGGACATCGAGGCGGCCGTGCTGGCGGCACAGGAGAGGTACCCGGACACTGCGTACCTGTGGCCGCAGGAAGAGGACGCCGAGGAGGTGTCGCAACTGCCGGTGTGGCTGCCTCCGCAATCCGACGTCCCGTGTGAGCGGCCAGCAGCACGAGCGATGCAGGTGCTACGCCAGGTCGCGGAAGATCCGCAGACGGTCACGCTGTCACACGGATGGATAGCCGCGCTGGTGATGTTCTGGGTAGTGATCGGGTTGGCTTTCCTCATCGTAGTGATCGGGCAGCACACGCAACCGGAATCGAATAGCACAGTGGTCGTAGCAACGCCATAGGGCGGGCGGAATGGAACCAAGCGGAACCAGACCTGCCCACTCTGTGAAATGGAACCAGACGGAACCAAGACCGGACAGAAAGGCACACAATGGAACTCAGCGAGAAGCTTGCCAAGCTCACGAAATACGGCGACACACTGACCAAGCACGACATCGCTGACGTCCGTGGAACGTCGCCCGAAGGGGCTCGGACCTGGACACACCGGCGCGGACTGACGCCTATCGGTGTCGGCAAAGGAGGCTTGGACGAGTTCGCCAAGGAAGATGTGGAAGCCGCCTTGCGCAAGGACCACACGCCGGACACTTTCATCCCGCGCGCGCCACGCATTGTTGACGACGGGCGGTGACGTTATTAACCTCCCGTCGTCAACGCAAAACCGAACGAGCACGAACGGAGGTACGGTCGGAGAAAAAGTCGAGCAAGTTCCGGTCGGTACCTGGCCTGGTTCCACCGGACGCTGTTTGTCGCAAGCACCACGAATTCGTGCATCAGAGGCGCGGCTCGAAATATTCGGGCTGCGCCTCTGCGCAGTACACCTACGATATGTAACTCAAGCGTTTCACTGCTTTACTGCTGAGTCAAGCGACGGGCCGCCCTTCTTTGGGACGTACAGGCGCACGACGTCCCCGAGCCGGTAGCGGGGGCGCTCCCGAGGATCAAACGCGTGTGGCGGGTACTGCTGGAGCTTGCCCCGATGCGCCCACACCCGAATGCGTCGGACAGTGAGCGGCTGGCCCAGCAGCGAGATAGCCCGCGCGATGTCGGCGGCCGGAGCGATCTGATCCTGTGCGTCCGCGAGCATCTGCCCGCGCCGGAGCTTGACGTCATACTCGGCGCCACATCCCGGGCAGCGCGTGACCGTGTGTCCTGGCATGGCGTAGATCGGCTCCCGGCAGACCTTGTCCGGCTGCGCGCCACATGCCCCTAGGTACATCCGCGTCGGCGCGATATCCACGGTCCGGCGAACCTTGCCAACTAGCCACAGCAGCTCGTCTCGCATCTGCACCACGTCGGGGTGCCGGGCGATGCCCACCGTGGAGGAGGCGAGCCAGAGCGCGAGCTGCGCGGATGAGCCAGCCGGAGCGGGCTGCGCGCGATACGCAGGCGTCGACTCGTAGACCTCCGCGCACCACGACCTCAGCGTGTTCTTGACCGTCCAGAGCAGATCTGACGCCGCTTCGTTGTACGGCAACGGGAACTCTGCGGAATGGCTCAGCACGCCGGTCGCCAGGCCACTACGGCGAAGGCGCGCCATCACGTCGGTCAGGTCATCGATCAACCCTGGCTCAGGACATCCCGGCCGCAGTTCCGGACCTGCCGCCAGGTCGTAGAGCGCCGTCAGCAGCTCACTGAGACAGCGCTGGCAGATCGTGAGGTGCACGGGTGTGACCTGCGAGCAGCCTTCCACCGCACACGCGTGATGCGTGACTGTCATATCGCCCCCTGATTCCGCAGTACCGTGACTTGTGGATCTCGCGCGTTGACACCGCCCGGGAGACCTGTGCTAATGTCGGCGCCGTCGTCAGGGACACGGAAAGCAGTAACCGCACGGAACCGTGTCAATGGAGTCCGTGTCCCTGGCACGTCAACAGCACGGCCTTTGTCCCTGCACTTGCAGGGTTGACCCGTGAGGATCGCAACGTAGATCGTTGAGAAACGAATCTCGTACCCGCGCATGCGGGAGTGGACAGAGCCCCTGAACGTCAGTTCAGGGGCTCTGTCGTGTCCGCCGTCGGCGGCGATTGTCCACTTTTTGTCTAGGAACCGCGCTAACGCCGGTCACCGTCCCGCGATGTCCAATTCGGATATCGCCATCTGATTGGACCACAATGACCCGCTTTTGGGCCGCAGCAGCGGCTATTGCCCTTGGACTCACTCTCTCGGCCTGCGCAGTCGGCACGGTCTCAACCGGCGCCGCAGGCAACGCAGCAGCACCAGCCGCAGCCAGCACGCCGCAGACCGCCACGTGGGGAGACACCTACACGTGGCCAGACGGCATCGCAGTCGGGATGTCGCCGCCGAAGGCGGTCACAGCGTCCAGTGAAGCCGCAGCCGACGGCGGCCCCATCCGGTACGCGGTGAGATTCGCAGTCGAGGTCATCAACAAGTCGAAATCACCGTTCCAGTACAACCCCATCAGCATGAACGGCGCCGTGCAGTTCGACGGTCAGCAGGCCAACGAGATCACGGACCTCGAAGCGAAGATAGGCAGTGAAGGGCCGGTGACGATCCTGCCAGGGCAGTCCACGACGTTCACCGTGGCGTATTCGCTCCCGGCGCCGCATGGCACGATGCAGTTCGAGTACGACGAGAGCATCGGCACGACGGCCATCTTCGTCGGTAAAGTCTGACGCAAGATCACTATTTGCACGTGTCGAAGTCTGCTACTGTTCTTCTCGGTGATGGACCAAAATCCCATTCGCCTAGAAAGTCGAGCAGACGGGGCGGCCCGTAAGCACTAGCGCGAGAGAGCGCCATGATGTGACCGCAAGGGCCGCCCTGTCGTAAACTTTGGGCGTTACGCGAGTGGCAAGCAGGCTCGTATTATCGTAACGTCGCGAAAAAGCAGAGCCCCCGATCTCACAACGAGGTCGGGGGCTCTGTCGTATTGAAGGGCAGACGACGGAACGAGTGTTCAGTGAAGGCTCGAAACTTAGCCCTGTCTGGTATCTCTCCAGAATCTAAGCCCGCCCCGTCGTCTGCGAGATGAACGTTAGCAGATCCGTTTCTATGCCGCATCCCGCCAGGTGAAAGACGGCTCGCTGGCCTCCGCTACGATGCGCACCCCATACAGCTCGGTCTCCATACAGCGCACCAGCTCCCGCACCGCATCCTCGGCTTCGCCCTCCGGCACCATCACCACCAACTCGTCATGCACCGGCAGAAGCGTGCATTCTCCCCACGTCGTGTCGGACCAGCGAATCAAGGCGTCGATCAGCAGTTCCCGTGCAGTGCCTTGAACCGCGTAGTTCGGTGCTTTGTGGGGAAAACGGGGATCAAGATGAATGACCCGCCCTGAATACGTCGGAAACTGTGTGAGGCCACCGCGGACCCGCATTTTCAGATCGTCGGCCCACCGCACATAGGTGGGGGCCAACTCTTTCAGCGCCTCCACGATCGCCGCCATGGTCAGTTCATCCACGCCGATTTGCTTGGCGAGCGCCTCGATACCGCCGCCGTACGCCCAGCCGAAAACACCGCGCTTGACCGAATACCGGTGCGCCTTGGTGAAATCGGGGCCGTAGACCTGCCGGGCGATCATCCCGTGCACATCCAGGCCATTCGCTAGTGCGTGCATTAGCATCGGATCTTGGCTCAGTGCCGCCATCACCCGTACTTCGACGCTGGAGAAATCCGCCGAAATCAACAGGTGGCCGGGATCAGCCGTGATGCAACTACGGATGCCCCCGGACCTCGGTACCTGCTGGAGATTGGGGCGCACACAGGACATCCGGCCGGTGTCAGCGCCCAACGTGTACACCGTCGGCCTGACCCTGCCATCACCTCGCTCGCACTGCACCGAATACGGCGTGAGAAAGCCAGACAACAGTTTCTCGTGGGTCTTGTAGTCCAGGCGCGCCCGTACGAGGTCCCCCAGTGGCCCCTCAGAGCCTTTCAGAGGCTCCAGGGCATCGCGAGCCACTGAAGGCTTCCCCGTGTCCGTACGGGGCAGTGAGGCGCCCATTTCGATCAGCTTCGCGCCGACCTGCTTGTCGGAACCAGGATTCGCGATGCCGAAGGCGCTGATCGTGCGCGTAGCCGCCGCGAGGAGTGTTTCGTGCTCGGCCTTGAGTTCCGCGACGCGGGAGGCATCCAGAGGGAGACCACGAAGGGTAACCCGTGCTGTCATCCGCTGCGCGAGCCGTTCCCGGTTCCAGACGACCTCGGGCGGCTTCGGGATCTCGTCAGCCAGTGGTGCCGTGTCTAGGACGTCACTGGCCGCGTAGCGCACCATCGTGGCGCATCGCGAGTCCACCTGCGCCCAGCCGGACCGCTCAACTGGCGTCGTCGGTTCGGGGTCCGTGAGCCAGCCGGACAAGTGGAAGAGATTCGCTCGTGCTTCGTTCGCCGACGGCGAGACGGCACGATCCCCGAGGACCACAGCGGAAACTTTCTTGAGCGCCGGATCGGAACCGGTCGACGAGGGGTCGGCCAGTTTCGCGGTGATCACGGTGTCCTGCATCCGCCGAAAGGCGTCCTCGTAATCAATGATTCCTTCTAAAGCCAGGGGAACCAGGTCCGCCGTCGCTGAGTGCGCGTGCAACACGTCCGCAGCGGCCAGCATCTCCGTCGCGAGAACGCGCTGTGCGGGATCGGTGGCGTCCAGGACGACGGCCCACTCAGCCGTACCGAGCTGGATGGTCCGCAGCGCGTAGTCCTGGTGCCCGACGGGATAGCCGGTTGTCTCGACGTCGACCGTCAGCGCCGGGAACCGTTGTGCTGCCGCAAGCCGAAGTGTCTCGGCTGATGCCGGTGAGATCGTGCCGTCGCGGGTAACGAGTGATGGAAGTAACACTGTCTCGCCCGCCGCAGCAGCAGCCGCAGCCGCCTTGTCCCGCCGACGCTGCTCTGCTTTCGTGACTTTTGGTAACTGCCTTATTTGATCTTTAAGTTGATCTTTGTCCCGAGTGCCCCAACCGATTTCCAAACCCTCTAGGGAACGTTGGTATTCGGAGTAATGCTGATTCTCTGTGGTTTGGTTTTGGATTGGGGCACTCGGGACATTACTGGTCACAGCTTTTTCGACATCTGACGAACTTCCTTCTTTTGGAGGGCCATCGAGAGGTGTCGGAGCAAATGGAGTAACGCCTTCACCGCCATCACCATTTGTTCGGTCCTCGACGAACTTTAGCCCCATCCACGCCCAGTACTTCTCCGGAATGTCACTCTCTGTAGAAAATCCGGGGCGTGCTGGCCGTCGTGACAGTCCTGCTGTGCGGCGGATCTGCTTGCGCTCGACGTCGTGCCCAGCGACCTCTGAGTGGTCCCCGAAACGACTGGCGATGAGTTCTGCCGACCACGGCCGGTGCCCGTGCTGGACAAGCCACTCAGCCATGTCGTCGGCCAGCTCGCGTACGGTCACGTGACGGCTCAGGTCGAACGTCAGCCGTTCCGAGACATAGCCGAGAACCAGATCCGTGCCCGCGCGCCAATCCCGGGTAGTCGCCTCGACCCGCGCCGGTAGCTCCGGCATCTCCCGACCAGACTGGTACCACCGCACCGCGCCCGCCACAATCCACGCCAGAATGGCCTCATGCTGCCCGTCAGCGCCCTCGATCAGCCGCGAACGTAGATTCGGATCACCCCGCCGGTCCAGCGCCCCAGAGAGCGTTTCAGAGCCTTTTCTAAAGCGATAGGGAAATCGCACCGCAGCGAGCCGGCGCCAGGTCCCGTGATCGGTCTCCGAAACGACCGGCAAGTAGTTGGTACTGATGAACAAAGAGTGCGATGCGTGGAAGGTGACCGGGTCCTGCCTCATCCGACGGGCAGTGATTTCCGGGGTTCCCACGAGAGCCTTAAGTTTAGTGACCGCGAGTCGTCGTTCCTCTGGGGTTTCTTCCAGGAGCGCCAACCTAGCCCCACGGAAATCCATAAGTTCAGTGGGAACCGAATCGCTGCTACCCAGGAGCGCTCGATGGGAGACTAGGAGATAATACTCGCCCAGCGCACCCCGAATCGCGGACATGAGGGTGGTGTTGTGTGTCGGGACAAGCCCCCTCCCTGCCAGGTAGAGCGCGCTAGGATGCGCCACACGGATACACCGAACGGGCCGCGACTCGACAGATTGAATAGATACGACGCTGATCGGGCGATGCCGGGCGCCAGCACGCAACCGATCAATACGGCGACGAAGCCGGAAAGGTACCAGGTCAACCGACGACGGGGTGAAACAGATCCGCCACCGTCGACCGACTTCGCGGCCATTCAATGTCGCCGCTGATGCGTGGCACCTGGCCGTAAAACCCAGCGACCGGAGCAACATCAGCATGTCGTCGGCAAGCCGCTGATGCGCAGTGGTCCACTCGACCTGCCCTTGCCCTGCCGATACGTAGCTGTCGGTGTCGAGCAACCCCTGTAGCAGCGCCAGCCGCTGACCAGTACCCGCAGTCAGGTACAACTCCGGGATTCGTCGTTCACCCCACACGCCAAGACGTCGCGCACGTGACTCGAAACCATCACGGACACCAGCCTCGATGTTGATACGAACACTGACGGACTTGCCACCGCCCGTACTCGTGACCAACCGACGAGACACGATTTTTGCCCCACACTCGGTGAGATAACCGCACAATTCGTCAGCGTCTTGTTCGCCGAACGTGAGTTGTGCCGCCGTCCGCGTACCATCACCCAGCCACACCCCGAGTAGATACGGAGGAATGGGTAGATCGCCAACCGGCGCGGACTGCACCGCGAATTGCTGTGGCAACGCGAACCGGAATTCACGACCCCCGGCGCGGTCCCGTTTGACAATGCCGAGTTCCAGCATTTCCTGTGTCGTGAGTGTGACATCCATGCGCGCACGCCGGTCATAGACGGTCCATAGATGTTCCGCGTCGGCAACAAGGCTGCGCCCATCAGTCATTGTTACGCGGTAACAGGGACGATCAATCCGGACAGGGTAAGCGCTCAGAACTTCCGTTGCCGCGCCATCAGGTGCATAGACGTGGTCTCCTGCCGATAGTTCCCCCATCGTGGTCCAACCGCGCGTGGTGAACATTGGTGTGTCGACATCCAGCGCTTTGCCGTTTTCACCACCTCCCACCTGGACGATCAGCAGGTCGTCGGGAGTCATGTGGCCGGTCGCCGCCTGGCCTATCCGGATCTGCCACCACTCGCGGATCTCCTCGGGAATCGCCTCTAACGCAGCCTTCCAATCTCCCGATTCAGCACCTACGACATAGTCAATGTCAGTGATCTTGGTCAACCGCAACGCGGGATCATGCGCGGAGAGCGCGCCCGTACGCAGATCAACCACGCCGTTAGCGCAATTCAGCAGATCCGGATGCGCGTCGAACTCCCCGACATCACACCGGACACCGGCAACACCGCGCGCCAGGTCGACCAGCCCCGACAGCCGTGCTTTGCCGCCCAGACCCGCGATCTTTTTCAGCAGGTCCGAATCGGCCCCGGCCGCCGCTGCGGAGGAGTACAGCCACTGCACCCACTGCCGCACGTCGTCGACGACGATCGACCCATCGACGGCGGCCCACCGACGGCCATCCCATTGCAGCCAGCCCAGTCCCCGCGCCCACACAAAGCGTCCGGACAGCCGAGACGAAGCGATGCGGTCCACAATCCAGGCGTCCAGCAGGCCAACCCCCACCAGCGCCGGAGGTCGTTCAGCCCCACTGTCGACGGCTTCGTCAAGCCGGGCGGCACGTCCATCAGGGTAACGCTCCCAAACCCCACGAATGATCCCTTCGAACTCGTCCACTGTGAACTCGTGACCGGCCTGCGACTGGTCGATGCCCGGCCAGACCACCGCGCGCATGTAGTCCAACGCCCGCTCGACCGGCCAGCCACCCTCACCGCGTAAGGCAGCGGCCAACCGCATGACGCCGTCGTTTCGCCCGCCCCGCAAGGTTTTCTCGACGTCCACCCACGGGCCAACCTCAAGGAATTTCTCGACCGACGGAACACTCACGCTGTCCACGTCGGCGGCCGGGATCACCGGCACCTGACCATGCGCTACCCGGATCATGTCCGCCAGGCGGTCACCCGAGTGGTCGTCGGGCCACGGACAACGATGGTCCCCGGGGATCGTGTCGGTCCTGTCGGGATACCACGCGTGGACCTGGGCACACGACGGACACTCGGGAAGGCGCGGTTCTTGTTGCCACACATACGGGACGCGTTCACCAGTGACCTTGGACAGCCGCACCGTCGGTGCGATGAAGGCGAAGCCCCGGCCACGGCCCTCGTTGTCCCCCGCCTTGACGTCCACACCGGGCACCAAGTTGTTGCGGGAGCGGACATTCAGGGACCGAACGAAGGCATGCACGCCCGCCGACGGCGTGGTAGCCAGGCCGTAGACCTCCGGAACCGGTACCGCGTCCAGCGAGCCACCATTACGGGGATCGACGTCGACGAGGTCCAGGCCGTGACCCATGACAGCACAGAGGGCGTCTCCGGGCTGCCATGAGTCCACGACTGTGGGATCGGCCTTGGTCGTCTGCCAACCGACGGGAAGCGAAAAACCCGTGGCGGCACTGGGATCGGGCCGGGCGACGAAGATCGGCACACCGGCCGTTGCGAGATCACGCGCGACGTGTAGCGCGGACTCAGTCTCACTGTTTTGTGTCAGAAAACTCCTGAGGGGTAGGGATCGGCTGGGGCTCCGGCGCGGCCCGTGACACCGTGGCGTGCTGGCAGTCGCACCAGGACCAGCCCCGACAATCGCGGTGGCTCTGGCCGGAATCCGCCGCGCTACAGCAGGGATTGCAGATCACTCGATCACCTCCGGCATACCGGCGTCAGGCAGCGCGCACATGTTTCCCGACGCAAAGATCTTGATGTACGTGGCGTATTCGTCGGGGGTGATCTTCTTCTGGCCGCCCGCCTGGAAAATGTGACGCGAGTAGTACGCGCGGTAGGTTGCTTCGGTGTCGCCCCGCTGGGCATAGCGGCCACAACTGGGACACTGGACGACCGGCTCACCCAGCAGCTCATGCGCCGGGTAGTGGCAGCGCGGACAGAGGTAGATCGCCTCGTTCGGGGCGTACAGCGGGTCGCCGGGCTGCCACGTCACCGCTGATACCGCTCAACCGACGTCGCTCGCGTCCACATGGCAACCGACCGGGCGTCGACCTTGTCCGGGAAATCCTGCGCCACACTCCACAGGCACCGGCACAACGCACACGCGTACGGCCGCAACCCACACAGCGTCAGCGACTCGATCATGCGCGCGAGCCGCCCGTAATTCGCGTCCCCCATGGACAGCCAGTGGACGGAATTCGCCTCGAACTCCTCGGTGTTACGCGCGATGACGATCCGGCCGTCGGGAGCGTTGACCCGCAGCATCCGGTAGTACATCAGCATCCGGTCAAGGGAATCCACGATTTTGGATTGCAGTACCCGGTCGTGTTCGAACTCGTTGAGGTCCGCATAGGTGAGCAGTGGTGAGTAGGGGGTGCTGGCGTAGTCCAAGGGAAACAACCAGTCGATGAACTCGGTGTCCGCGTCGAGCTGTTCCTTGGTGTACGCGAGAATGTCCTTACGGGACAGTCCGCGGTGATCAGTTTCCCTGTCCCGATAGAAGTCCAGTGCAAGGCTCATGACGGCTTCACCTTCCGCTTGTCTGCCCTCGGCATGCCGCTGGTCATGTCATCGAGTTCAGCGCTGGAGACGTCTTCCTGACTGCGCCACGCGTTCAATACCGCGCAGATCAGCCCCGCCACGTAGTCATCGAATACCACACCGATGAACACATCCTCGTGCAGCCCTTCAGAAACGGAGCGCCGGAGGTAGATGTTCCAGCGATTGTGGTTGCCCTGACTGAAGTAGTACGGCGTGTCCTCGGACTCCGTGGGCTTCTCCTCCAGCATGACGGCACTCACCGCAGAAACACCTTCTTGGCGCTCGCGTTGCGCGGCTCGACGTCGACCAGCAGCGTGTTGTCCTGTGCGACGAGGATGATCTGATCCGCGTCCCGGCAGACCTGACCCCACGTCCATGGATAGTTGTCACTCGTGCTGAACCAGGAATCCAGACCAGAGCTACGGAACGGCCGCCACTTGCCCGCCTTGTGAACCATGACGGTGCTGCCGTACCCGGGTTCGGCCGGAGTGTCGTCGATGCCCTGCGGCTTGCCGTCCGTCCACACCAGACGCGTAGAAGGCAGTTCAGTCTTGTGGACGGCAGTCATGAACGTCCCGAACGAATCGTACTGCTTGAGTGGCCCCCGGCCACCCAGTGCACAGCGTGCCGACACCTGCCCCGTCTTGAACACCACGCCCTCCCACAGTGGCGTGAGTTCGCGTCCGTCGCGACGAGCCTTGGCCAGTGCCTCACGATCGAACATTTTGAACCTGCGCATGGTGTCTTCCTCATTTCGGATTTGGTTGGGCCATAGATTGGTCATGTCACTCATCGCTGGTCGCCGCCTTGAGTTCTGTCCAGAGCTGTTGATAGTCCTCGACCCGGCGCGCCAGGTCTTCCAGCCACTGCGGCAGTCCGGCGTCGCGCAACGCGCCCTCGATCTCGGTACAACCGACGGAACCCTCGCCGACGATGTCCACAAAGGTCGCCAGCGTCCGTAGCACGGTCATCAGCTTCACGTCGTCGTCATCGCTGCGGCCCATACGATCGCGGAGCTGATCGACGAGCGGGATGGGCGCGTGCTGGCCGGTGAGATCAGTGGGCATGGTGCGCCTCGGTCGGCAGGCCATAGTCGTCGACCGTGAGATCGACTTCGGTGTACACGCAGTCGGCGCACGGATCGGGGCACTCGTGGTCTTCCGGGAGCATCCATGTCCGGTGTGCCTTGCAGCGCTGGACACACAGCATTGTCCCGCCCTTGACGATGATGTGGTCCCGGATGCCGATGGCGATCTGTGTGTTGTCGGGAAGCTGTTCAAGGTCCTCGATCGGGATGTCGGAGCTCAGTTCGTAGAAGTGCGCGTGATTGTCGGGTGTCAGATCAGGCACGGCGCAACCTTCCGGTTTCGAGTGGACACCCATTGATCGGGCAGCCACAGTGCTTGCAGCGGGTGTGCATGGTGTTACACGGGTCGGGGCACGGTTCCCGGTCGAAATAGCTGTCATCCGATGGGCCACCACAGCGCGGGCACGAATTGCCGGTGAACAGGACGACGTCGCTGTTGTCTGTGTAGTACTCCCGGCTGTGACACAGCCAGCACCAGCGGCGCCCGGCGACTTCCTCACCGCCGACCTGATCCCGCGCATCACTTCCGCAGTGAGCACAGCATTCGTCCGGCGTCGGCGGCACCCGGGGTTCGAGCATTCCGATCGTGAGATCACTGTCGACGTACTTACCCGCGCGGATAAGCTTGTCGATCTCGTCTTGCCTGGCAAGCGCCTCGTCGGAAAACCATTCCTCGTCAGCCATTGTAAAGTTTCTGCGTGTCGTCCCGCAGTTTCCTCCGTAGCTCCGCGAGCTGCTTGTCCGAATCGGACTGCGTCGTCACTGCGGGCTGCGCGTTGATCGCGGCGATGGATTCTCTCTGTGCTGCCCTGTCGAGCCGCTGCATGTACGCGTCCACGGCCTGCAATACCTTCCGCAGAAATCGATACGCCGTGGTGCTTCCGATCATGACCTCGTACGGAATGGGCTCTCCGGAAAGACTGCGCTGCTCGATCCGCGCGCGTGCCTGAGCTTCGGCGATCTCGTGGCCGTACGCCTTTTCCAGCTCATCCAAACGATTACGCAGCGTCTCGTCAACGAGGTCCGTATCCAGGTACTTCATTCGAACCGCGCCCCTTTGATTTCACGGATCTTGGTCCAGGCGAACCGACGGCGGAACAGCCCGAACCGCCTCCGGTCCAGTCGATTGATGTCCCTGAGCCCAGAGGAGATCTGCCGTAGTCGATTGGCCATGTCGATCAGGCCGTTCGCGGCATCGATCAGACTGCCGAACTCGGCTGTGAAGTGCGCGTGATCGCCGTTGAGGCACATCACCACGATCGCGGCGACACCGTCCTTAGGCACCCGCAGTGTTTCCGTGTCAGCATCCTCGGGAACGTCCGTGGGCTCGTCCATGTGGTCGTCGTGCATGTTGTTGTCTCCCATCGAAAGGGAGGCGGTGAGTCTGACGGCCGCCCTCCGTCAGACTCACCGCCTGGGAACGAGCCACAAAGGACCCGTTAGCTTCTATGCGCGGGCGGGAACTCCGTTGGTACGCAACTTGATGATCTCGTCGCCGTCGTCGTCGAACCATGTCGAGCCATCCAGGCCGGTCTTGAACACGTTGGACAGAGCCAGATCCAGCGCCGGTACCTTCACACCCTCAGCGGCCCGGTCCATCAGCTCCACCTGATTGCCCAGCGAGATCGCGGCATTGACCAGGTCGGCGGTCTCGATCAGCCCTAGCTCGCCATTGTTGCGGGCGATCGAATAGGCCATGGCACGGCGGGCGGCCTCACTGACGAAGCTCGGCAGGCGCCAGGTCTCCGACACGAACCGCTCACACACCTCGCCATAGTCGATGTCACCGTGCCGGTCGGCGGGAATCGCGACGTGGCACAGCTTTTCGATCCCGGCATCGTCGAGCGGTCCGATGTGGATGACGGCATCCAGCCGGCCCGGACGTAGGACACCCTTCTGGATACGGTCGGCGAAGTTGGTCGTGAACCCAGCCAGGATCTCGTTTCCCTTGGCGGTAATGCCGTCCAACGCGTCCAGCAGTTGCGAGATCTGGGTGTCGTTCTCGCCCTTGGCGACGACGTCGATGTCCTCGTACCAGACGACGGCGGGGGAATAGAGCTGCGCCATCTTCAGGACGTCGCCGAGATTGTCCTTGCCCGGCCGCGCCAAGATGAACGTCCAGCCGTTCTCCACGGCCTCCTTGGCCGTCAGCATCCCGGCCAGCGTCTTGCCCGTGCCGTAGGGACCCTCGACGAGAACCGCCCGCTTCAGGGGAATCCTGTTGCGCCGCATGGCATCCGAGTGCCGCAGCAGGGACCACATGTTGGTCGCGAGCTGCGCCTGAACCTCGTCGGCGTACACCACGACGGACGGGTCGATGGCCTTGGTGTCAATGAAATCGGGGTCCTCGCAGCCACGGAAAGCCTTGCCCCGGTAGATGGAGCGCTCCCGCAGCTCCTCCTCCACAATGGAGAAGAACCCTTCGATCTCGGTCCGCCGCTGGAGAGGCGCCTCAACGGCGATGGAGAAGATCAGACCCTTGTCCGGGTGCGTCATCGCCCCGAGACAGAACCTGGCCTTCAGTGGCGAGAACTCAATCCAACCCCACGGCACCTGAAGAGTCTCATTGGGACCGACGGCGATCGACCGCATCTCCGGCGGGCGCTTGCCGAACAACGTTTGCACGGCCTTGCCGATGCCCGCCGTGCCGAACAGCCGCTTCATCGCACGCTCGAACGCCGCCGCGCCGTCCCACGGACGGTAAAGGAAATCACGCGAGAACTGCACGACCTCCTCATTGCGCTTGCGCCAATCATCCAGGAACCGAATGGCGCCGTCCACGTTGCCGCCGAAGTGCGCCGGAAGAACGAACTTGGTGCCCTCGAAGATAAGCGAGTCATCGGTGACGTTCTTGGAACCCAGCTCCGCGAGCTTGGCGAGAATGGCCTTCTCGTTCTCGGCGGCGGGATCCTTCGTTTTCGTTGCAGTCGGCATTGCCTACTCTTTCTTTGAGGTCTTTTTGCTGAATGGGTCGGGCAGGCCGACGTCATGCACACCCGCGTAGAGCATGTGTCGGCTGGCGTCCCGTGCGTGCGTGGAGCCCGTGGTACGGCTGAGAAAACCCACAGCGTTCAGGCGTTCGTTGGTAGCCCAGGGCTTGACGATCCCGGCCGGTCGGGTGACGCGGGCGATGCGTTCCTCGTCGGCGAAATTCTTCACACGGTCGAGTACGGCCTGTGTTGCCTCGCGCGCACTGGAATGTGACGACCGGCTCGACCGGTTACTTACGACATAGGTTTCCGTCGCGATGACGATCGATTCCGAGAGAAATTCCCGTGTCCACCCGAGCAGCAGATCAACCATGGTGTCCGGATCGGACTGAGCGAAACCGAACTCGGCGTCTAGCCAGGTGCATTGCGTGCCGGGCTGCCAGAACCAGGCTGCTGCGAGCCCCGGTGTCGGTCCCGGATCAACACCGATGATGAGACGAGGTGGATGCTCCGACACTGGCGTCTCCTTTTACTTGCGGCCGTTCTGCGACCCCGGTTTCCGGTAGGAGTGGCTTGGCTTGCCGTCGGGGCGACGGACTATTTTGTTGTGGGGGTCGTGCATTCCCTCGGCCTTCAGCTCCGTCCACGCATCGATGCGCGCGACCAACCGACGGCGATTTTTCTTGCCCTGCCTCACAGGAGTGCGTTCTTCCGCAGTTCCGCAGCAGCCCTCTTGATACCCTGCCGGGCCGCCCAGGCGCCGACGAACTCACCCGTGCAGAAGCAGATGCCACCGATGAGGATTCCGATCATGGTCCACATAGGTCACGCCCCGCCCTGCGAGAGCTGGGTCATGATCGTCGCCAGCATCACCATGCTGAACTGGAGATTCGCCAGCAGGATAATGATCGCCTTGTCCGTCTCCTTGGGGTTGCAGTCACCGGCGCAGTCGGACCGCTCGCACATCCACCGCTGGAGATTCGCACGCGTGTCGTCGTCGTCCAGCAGATAGTCCGTCATCACGTGCACGAGCTTGAGTTCCGGGCTGATCTCGTGGACGGGCTGTTCCTCAGTCTTTTCCTTGGCCTGTTCTGTGGTCTGTGTCATGCCGCTTTCCTTGCCGTCTTGGTGCCGCCTAGCAGGTCGGCGATGATGCGCGGGTCCTGAACGAGGTCGGCCAGTTGTTGTCCTTTGGTGCGCAAGGCATCCCGTACGCGACTGTCAATCGTGTCGCGGGCGACGATGTCAATGATTTCGATGCTGTCGTGTCGCTCGGAACCGATGCGGTGACAGCGATCCTCGGCTTGTAGTGACTCGACGAGCGACCACGGCCGTTGCAGAAACGCCACCGTGGACGCTGCGGTCAGGGTGATGCCGGTGCCGCCCGCCCCGGTGGTCACGAACATGACGTCAACGTTTCCGGCTTGGAATTCGTTGATCATGAGTGTCCGGGTGCGTGCGTACTGACCGCCAACGATCAGGCCAGTGGTATACCCAGCGTCGTGGACGGCCTGCTGTGCGATCTCGATGAGCTGTTTACTGGGTGCGAAGACGACGACCTGTTGGCTGGGGCGCTCCGCGAGAATTTCCAGCAGCGCGTCCACTTTCCAGGACGGCCCTTTGAGTGTGACCTCAACGTGTTCGGTTTCCTCGCCGTCCTCGGCAACCTCGATCGTCGTTGTCACGTCGGCCGGTGCGGAGGCGAGCTGGGATAGCCGCGTCATCTGAGCCAGCACTGTCATGACGGACAGCTCCGTGCCGTCAGGCAGCTCCGCGAGCATCCGCTTGGCCATCTGGTCGTAGGTCCGTCGGTGGGCCACGGGTAGATCCACGTAGCGGACGCTGTAGATCTTGGGTGGTAGCTGGCTGAGTACGTCGGCCTTGGCTACCCGCCTGTGTTGACCGAGCAGGCACAGCCGTAGCTCGTCCTCCCGCCCCGGGTTCAGCCCCAGGATCGTCTCTCCGTAGTCCCCGGCGTCGACGAGGCAGTACCGCCTGACCCAGCGCTCCCGTGACGGCCACGCGTCCGGTTCCAGGCAGGCCAGCGTGGGGTACAGGTCCCCGGGGTGATGAGTGATTGGCGTGCCGCTCAGGGCCACCACTACATCCGCGCCCCTGGCCACCCGACGGACCGCTACCGTCCGAGCCGCCCGATGGTTTTTGATCATGTGATGCTCGTCGATGACCAGCGCACTCGGCGCTAGCCGATCCGCTAGGTACGCGACGTCGATACGGGCCGTGTCGTAGGAGGCCACGTACACGTCGGCGTGCGCCTGGGAGAGCAGCAGCTTACGCCCGGTACCTCGGTAGGCCACTGCGGTGTAATCCGGGACCCACGTCCGCCAGGCGTCCACCCAGGCATCCACCACGCTCGCAGGACAGACCACCAGCACGGGAAGCGCGTCGCCGCCGTGTTCCTGCCGGGCTAACAACCCCAAGATCGCCGTGATGGTCTTGCCGGTGCCGGGTTCGTCAGAGATCAGTGCCCGCCCAGTGGCCGCAATCAGCCCCGCGCCGGTCCATTGATAAGGCCGTGGAACCAATCCTTCCGGCAACACGCGCGACGTGTTGGTTCCATCTGGTTCCATTCGCGCGCGTTTAGCTAATTCGCCGGTTACCCACCGTTGCAAACGAGGTCCCGGATGCCATCCTTTTGGAACCACAGTGGACAACTGCACGACAGATGCCCAGGTCAAAGGCACTATGAGGGCACCGCGGGGGTCACTGGGCGTGATGAGGGGAGTGATACCGCGAATTTGTCGAGCGATGTACGCTACCTCATCGTCGAACAGTTCCGAGCCGATCACGGCAATCGCGCGACCGTCCGACGTTAGCTCTGCTGTAATCGCGGTCATGTCGACTGCCAACCGACGGGAAATGTATGAAGCACAAGATCGTTGATGCCCTGGCCATCGCTGTCACGGCCGCTGTCTGCTTGGCCGGTGGCTTTCTCGCGGGCTGCCGTATCACCCACTGGCTGTTGCACGGTGACGAGTCCAGCCCCACCAAGCGCTTCGCTGTCGCCAAGATTCCTGCCGATCAAACTACGGAGGTGCTGGATCTGCTCAGGCACAACGCGAAAACCGGCGACATTCCCGACGGCGTTGTCGCCGCCGCAGCCGCCATGTCCGACGAGGACTAGGTTGTGCCTATCTGGCTGATCGACGTCACGAACATTCTGTTTGTAGCCCTGCTTTTGTTCGGATGGAGTTGGTTCAACCGCTATATGGGGCGCTTGGACGAGCGTCGCATGTGGACGTCGGGAAAACCGGTTCAGGTCGGAGATGCTGTCTATCTGGTCGCCGGTGGCCCACGCACGCAATACGAACAGCACGTGCACGGCCCAGACGGACGGTGCACCCCGCTGTGTCATGGGTATCTTGTCGTCGCGCACCGGCACAAGAACGGCCGAATGTGCAACGAGGACTGTCCGGCGTGGACTTCCCGTCCCAACCAGGAGAGATAGCCGCGTGCGCGTCGGCAGTAGTCGATTGCGAAGTCTTTTGTGCACCAACCTCCGGAGGACAGGCGTGCCGGTCTACTACGTACTGATGAAGCACCCAGAGCAAGAGCCGTACCAGGTCTATTTGACCGAGGATGACGTTGCATCCGAGGAGGCCGCACGGCAGTGGGGTCAGGACCACGAAGTAGGTGACTGGACGTTCATGGATGTACTGCCGTGGTCTGTCCAGCATATCTCACGGAAGGCGTTTCAGACCATGCAGGACAACGAGAAGTGCATGTAGGTCGGGGCCGCCGTCTCACACTGCCCGGTGATGAGACGGCGGCCCCGTTTAATTGCAGGGATGTCTTGCGACGTTTAAGCCGTCCAATAAGGACAGCTCCCTGCATCATTCACTAGTGCGCTGCCTGTCCCGTGAGCCCAGCGAGAATCGCTTGCTGCTGCGGCGTCAGATCCGCCGGGGGTGCTGGAGTCGTCACCGCCGGGGCCGCCGGAGCTGGCTCGGACGTAGGCGTGCCACCAGGAGTGGACTGTCCTGTCGCCACAGGCTCTACTGCTCCTTGGGGGCGCACATAGCGAACGCTTACTTGGTTACTGGGGTTGAATCCGGGGGTTCGAGACGGCCGACGCGCCACGAGCGTCACCGTGATTGCGGCGCCCGCTTCCGGAGCACCGGCCGGGGCACCTGCCTCAGCCATCGCCCGCACGAGTTCGTCACGAGACTGCCCCGTGACGTACCAGGTTGCCTCACCGTCCGGAAAGGACTGGTCTGGGTTGACCCGCAGCGGAACTCGCATGACGAACTTCGGCCGCCCATCCCTGTAAGTCGCGGGCTGGTTCGAACCAGGAGTGGTCTGCTGCTGGATGTCGGCATTGGTGACAGGCCGTGCGACGACGCCGGAAAATGTGGTGCCGATGTCGCGCCCCTTGAAAGACCACGATGGGCCACCACCAACCGACGGTGCCGCAAAGAACTCATCCAGAGAACCCGTCGCCAGCACCACTGGTTCCGCTTGCCGCTGCTGGGGAATCTGCTGCTGGTATACGGGGTTGTAGCCCTGGGCGTAGTTCGATGGCTGCTGCTGGAAATACTGAGGATCGAATGGCTGTATAAAATCCCTATCTCTCTGTGTTTGACGTGAACAGATCGTATGCGTGGTAGCTCGGATGCTTCGTGATGAAGTGGACTCGGTTGGCCAGTACGATGGCCTTCGAGTACGCGAGGTTGATGTCGATGTCCACGCGCGGATCGCCCGCCTGTGCACGGTCGCTGAACTCGTTCCAATGAAGCCAATCTTTCGGCTCGATCAGAGGTTCCAAGCAGAGATGACATCGCAACTCGCGTTTGTTCGGCACTTCATCAGTTCCTTGTGATTACCTGTAAATTGTCGGACAGCGTATATACCGTTGGACACGGATACATGAAGCTGTCTCCGTCGTCGTCGCGGCACACAGCACATTCTCCGTGGTTGTCGTAGTGCATCCTGAGTACTGCCCGCATCCCTGCCGTCACCTCAGGGAAGATGTCGCCGAGACGAACAGCCTGCCCCTTCGTGTCGAATGCCGTGTTTTCGAGATCGTCTAGCTTGTCGTGTAGTTCCCGCTCAAGACTCACGCTGCTTTCCCTAGTATAGTGCGGTTTCCTACCGTGCCAGGACACCCATCGGTGCGCCCATCGGCTTCTGGCCGGTAGAAAGGACAGTAGAAACATTCGTCATCGCTAGGGCTGGCAGGAATATCCAAGAGCCTGATCTGGCGTTCCCGTAGCGCAGTCGCGTACTGGTAACGGATCTTTGTCTGTGCCAGCACCGCATCGACGATGAGATCGTCCTCGGCTGTGTGCGGCCGGTCCCACACGTACATGCCGTCCAGTGTGGACGCTGTCCGTGGGTAGGCCGCCAGCACAACCCGGTCCACCGGCAATCCGAGCTGCCGGTAACCGTGACCGTAGAGCAAGAGCTGTATCAGATATTTTCGCGAGGGACCGTGAGCGCGCAATTTACTCATAGTAGTCGTCCCGAGGCATTTGTGATCGACGACCGCCCTTTCATGGGCGTCGTATAGATCCGCCGTGCCTGGATGGTCAGGGTGAGGAGTTACGCGCTGCTCAGCAATCCAACGCAAAATGCCTGTCCGCTGATTGTCTCCCGCGAAACAATCCGCTAGCCAGGCGTGAATAGCAGTGCCGACGATCGATGGCCATGGGTCCGAAATGTGATTAGTGTGTGACGACCCGGCCATCTTCCCGGCGACCTGCCGATCACACGCAGAGCCCAATTCGCTCGGTCCGAGAAACTGCTGGACACTACGTGGAGCGCGTGACGCGTGCTGCGTGATGATGCCACGTAGCTCTGTCGCGTACCGGCTGGCCCACGCTGAACTTCCATTCAGCGGAGCGGGCGCAGCCGCCATGAATTCATCCGGTGTTGTCAGAAACCTCCGGCGGAATCTCGATCTCGCCGTTCGTGAATTTGTTGGCCAGTCGCCAGAGATCGGGGAGCGTGTTGTTCTGGTAGAACACTTTGTCCGCCTGAGTGTACGTCAGTCCAAAGAGGGCGGCGCCTGCCCTGGTCCAACTTAGGGCCGAGTGCTCCGCGTAACTGGCGTAGTCCTCCCCGTCCGGCCAGTAGTTAGTACCGTCGGACTCGTAGCCTGATCCGGTCCAGTAGACGTGAGTGTGCCCACGAAGCCGACCCGCGTGTAGCAGTGCATTACCCGCAAGACAGCCCTTGGTGCCACACTCGATCGTCTCATTAAGCACGGCGTCCCGCCACTCCAGCCACCACGACTGCTTGTGCTGTTCCGGATGCGCCGTCAGGAATTCGAGTTCCTTGCGCAACAGCGGTACGTTGATTGGCATATCGTCCTCCTATTCGGGACGCAGTTCCCACCACGCGATTTCGCGGGCATACTCGTCGTACAACTCGGGAGCTTCCTCGCGTAGTCGTTTGGTGTCGACACGCATCTGCCGGACGTATTGCAGCCGCATAGGGTTACTCAGCGCTGGGTGCCGGACAGCGATTTTCGTTTCGCCGGGATTCTCCAGCGTGAGTTCTAGCTTGATTGCGTCGGTGAGCGCCTTCAGTTCTTCGGCGAGTTCATCCGCTCGTGGCTTCAGGGTGCCATACTGCGTCAGAAGCTGGTCTAGTCGTTCGCTCAGAATCCTCCTATGCAGGGACCAATTCAGGTTCGCGCTCCGGCGACGGCGTCTCGGCCGGAGGCATGATCACCGGCGAAGGCTCGCGTACGGGTGCCTGCTCCGGAATGGGTGCTGGTTCAATATGGATTGGTGGCCCGACCGGTGCACCAATCTGTGCCATGGGTTCTCCCTAGATATCGCTCGTGGACTTCGTCAGTGACCAGTTCCACCACTTGGCAACCACCGTGCCCGACGATCCGGTGAAATCCGGCTGTACCGGCCACCGTCCTTTGCGCGTCCGAAGGTTGTTCTCGTAGAACCTGACGACCTCTCGCCCCGCTTCCGCGACCTGTTCTGATGTGGACAGATCATTAAGACGGCCCGGGATGTACTGGGGAGCAAAATACGGGTCAGTAAGAAACCTGGACTGGTGCGTCGCGGGCCAGGCGACTGTCATGTCGGTATAACTGCTGAAGAAAGGCACCCCGTACCGTTCCGCTAATGTCGCCAGATCCGGCGCGGGCGGGTCACCACGCTCTGCTTTGCAGGACAAGCAGGGGCACAGTCCGGAGTGGTTGTACCGGTTCAATTCACGATAGAGCCTGAGCCGTTCCGTCTCGGTCGGACTCATGAGCTTGAGCAACTCGGGCGCTACCGAACGCGGTGGCGCTAGGGCCGCGATTTCAGCACGTGCACTACGAAATCCAAGTTCCACCTGTTGGGTGCGCCCGCGTGCGTGAATGACGCCAGTGACCAGCGTCGACGCGTACGGGTAGGCGACCAGGTGTTGAGCCACGTCATGTGCCGGTCCGTCAGCGTCCATGTACGCCCAGAAGCCGCATGAACAGCGTGGGTTCGGGATAGGGTCGCCGTGGAAGTCTGCCTTTACATCAGGTGTGTAGCCGCTGCCGCCGTAACACACTGCTGTGTTCTCTCCTGGGACCCATGGCGTCAACCGTCCACGATGGACAGGGCGCAGGATAGGCACCGTGCCGTCCCAATCGGCAATAAAGCTGCGATAGCCCCGCATTTCCAGGCCGACATACAACTCAGGCTCTGGTTCTGGCTCCGGTGGTTCCGGTTTACTCAGCGCATAGATCTGCGGCGATGGAGTGTAGGCCGGGTGGTGACGCTTGATCGTCTGGTTGAGCAGCGCACTGAACGCTGCCGCGAGATTCTGCGGTTGAGACATGAATGTCCCCTGCGTCGTATGGGTGACCCTCAAGGTCCAGTTTTGTCCGATAGATATCACCGCGCCGTCCTGGGAGCGTCATCCACACGAAATCAGCAGGCTCGATGCCCAGCATCATAAGGATTTCGTGGCACTCATCAGGGTCACTGATCGCGCGCTCAACCGCCCGACGAGCAGCAGTGATATGTGGTGGTGGTGCTTCTGTTATTTCCTCGTAGAGGTCGAAACGATCTGGGGCCATCAAACCCCCTAGTTGATTTTGTTTACTCCCACGATGTAGCCCAACTCGCTGACGATCACAGTGCAGTCGGTGCCGACATACTTCACGCAGCCGTTGTACCCCTCGAACACGCCGACAGGATGCACTAATGCCGCCTGTAAACTGCGGCCGGTAATGCCCTGCTGCTGGGCTTTCCGCACTGCTGAGTATGTCGACGACAGACTGAGATCGTCGAACCGTGCGCGAACCTTTTTGTTGACAAGCGCGCTGTCCGGCCGCTCGGTCTCGGCGATCACCAACAGATCAGCGAACGCCTTGTCCCGCGCCTGTTCTTGGTCCATCTGTTGCTTGTGGACACGCTGACGCTCACGGGCTTGCCGTTCCTTCCGCTGGGCACCGTGTGAGGTGCCGGACGGAGGAGGCAGACCGAGGGCCGAAGCCGCTTGGTCCAGCACGCGTTGTACGCGGACAGATTTCGCCCAATGGAGAACAACAGGCACGGGTTCGTCTTTGTCATTCACCGTCACCGCGTCGGGATGCGTCGCGCGCCATTCACAGGTCGCATTGCTGAACATCACATCCCAGCCCAGCTTTTTCAGCATCTTGGCTAGCTTGTTGCCTTCTGCATTACTCATTCACATCCACCTCTCGCATTACTGTACCTCCCAGTGCCGACGGGGAACGTCTGCCGCTGGTTACGTTTGACAGCCAGCACCGGGAGGCACCTTCAGCGTCTCGTGAGGACGCTGAGTCTGTGTGTCCGATGTGTCGTACCGGTCGCCCGGCGCCGTCTCCCGTTCCCTATCCGGTTTTCGCCATCAGCTAGTCTGCCGCCATACGCCTGCCCAGACGTATGCGGTTTCCCGGACGTGCTTACGACTGACCCAAGGACATTTCCAGGTCCATCGCGTATCGAGACGATCTCTATATTTATTGTTGTCAAAGTACTATGGGGTTGTTGCTGAGAGGTGGTTCACCCGTCGGTTGGCCGGTCAAGGTCACGGCCAACCGACGGGGAGCTACTTGGCTTCGGGCACGAAATCGTGGACATACCTGAGAAATTCGTGGAAGCCCATGCCGAACCCAGTCGCGATAGCGTGCAAAGTCTTGTCGTTCGGGTGTGTTGTCTGTTGACTCTCGATCTTCCCGAGACAGGAGTGCGTGATCGGCTCACCTTTGTCCAAGCACAGGCCAGCGAAGTCCCGTTGTGACAGTCGTCGTTCGCGGCGCAGATACAAGACCGTGGGCCCCAGCTTCTTGCGAACGACCTGCTTGTCCCACATGTCCTGCCCGTCCCCTGCGTCCTGCCCCCTCGCCATGCACCAGGACGGTATGCGCCGCCGAAGCAAAGTGCAACCAAGTGAAGCAAAGTGCTTTTGCAAACACAGTGGTTCCAGCCTGCGGTTTTGGTTCCACTTTGCTTTACTTGTGCTAGCGTTCCGTCAGTGCGGAAGGAGGTACCGTCCTGGTGCGCACTGACCTGGACAGAGTGCTGGAGCAGGCGCGACAGGCGTTGACTCCTGTGCCACTGTGGAAGGACGTCGCGGAGAGTATTGGCCGTTCGGCGCAGTGCTTGCGCGATTTGCGCAGCATGAGACCGTCCACACCGGAGACGGAGCGCCTGCTAGAGGAGGCTCTTGCCCTGCCGCCGGGGAGAATCAAGGCGATCCGCGAGGGTCGCTACGTGCTGGTGCCGGACGAGCATGAGCCGCCCATTGACGAGCTGGCCGAAGCGGTGGGCCGACTGGAAGAGGCGCGTCGCGAATGGTTGAAAGCAATGTCCGACGATCTCACGCCGGATGAGCTGGCCGACGTCGAAACTTTCGTCAACGCGGTGCGGCAACGTCGTGTGACCAGTGTCACATCGGACACGACTGGGGATCACCCGGACGCGAGTAGCGCTACTCCACGTGAGTGACGATCATGGCGACCATGCTCACAGCAATCGTCATCATGGTAGCCATCCTGCTACTGGTCTACGCGCCAGGATCGTGGGTGTACACAGAAGTCAAGTGGCGTGTCAGTGATCTGAAGCTCATGGAGATCAACGACAACCTGCTGGCTGCACGTCAAGAGATCCGGGCACTTGGTGTCAGGGTCGTTGACTATCACAAGGACTTCCTCACCGCACATACGGTCAACGTGGACTCGCGTCGGATCTTCCGCCAGATCCTCAATCGAATGAGCGAGACGGACGAACCTCGTTCCGGTAAGTAACACCACCATCCGACGGAGACAGCCCCCGACGTAAGACCCGTCGGGGGCTGTCTCTTTTTTGTCCACTCGCGACAGTCGTGCCGCCAGGGAGGCGCGGACTATATCACGCAGCCTGCTCCGCGTGATCGATCCCCGCACCCGCCCATGTCACGACGACACTCACGCCGTCGCCCTCGACCATCGTCGCCGCGCCCATCGCGTTCAGCCGCAGTTGCGGATACGCGGCTTCCACGACACCTCGCTTCGTCTGGGCCGCGTACACCTTGATACCCCTCGCGGCCACCCAGTCGCGACGCTCGTGGTCCGCCAGCCCCTGCCACATGTCGCCGTAGGTCTCTCCAGTATCCACCAGCTCTACGCGGTCCGGCGTCGGCGTGAGGGCCATGAGGCGCTTTTTCTCGGCCCGCAGCGTTGCCCTCTGCTCATCCTCCTCGTTCTCTGGCAGGTTCAACCCCGGCAGGTCCCGAAGGTCGCGGTTGATCTCTTCAATCTCCGCTTCGTGGTTCGTGCCAGGGATGATGACAGTCTCATAAATCGGCGAGTCGAGCTGACTCAATACCTGGTCCACGAGCCTTTCCGTGGTGGCCAGGTTGACGAAATTGCCACAGCTCTGTCGCTTCTTTCCGTGTCCCGCGCACCGGTAATAGGCGTACTTGTCGCCGACCGGCGCGCGATACATTGGAGACGCAGGCATTTTTGTGTCAACCGCCCAATCACAGCACGGGCACAGCGGGATCAGCATCGACCGCTCAGGCCGCCGCCGGACGCCTCCTCCGCGCCGACGATTGGTGAGTGCGTCGTTTGCCTGCTTGTACACCCTCGCATTGACCAGCGGCTCACAGCGATAGACGACACGCGTCTGCTTCTTGTCCATGTAGCGCCCGCAATAGGTCGGGTTCCGTAGAATGCCGCGTACAGTCGACGCGTACCAGTGGCCCAGCCCTTCTCTTTCCAGCCACTCCGCGATACGGCCACAGGATTCTCCGGCGATGCACCGGGCGAAGATTTCCGGAACATACTTCTTGCCGATCTCGTCCGGAAGCAGCACCCTGTTGTACCTCTCGCCTTCAGTCGTGTAGCCCCACGGAAGGGCGCCGCCGGAAAAAAATCCACGTTCCTGGATCTCGGCGATGTCACGGATACTGCGCTCACGAATCTTTTCCCACTCGCCGTGTGCCCTATCGGCCATGAATGCCCACAGGATGCTGTCGGCGCTATTCGGGCGCGGCGGCCACTGCGGGCCGTTCACGATGATCAGCCGCTTGTTGTGCTTCTTAGCCCACTTACGGATCTCGGCTTCGTCCTCGAATGCACCACGCGAAAGGCGATCGTTATCGAAAGCCACAATCGCGTCGTACCTCACCATTAGCGACAGATCAGTGACCCACGGTTTGAGGTTCGGCCTATCCCATGGGGCCACGGTGCCGCTCTTGGTATCGGCGACAACCGCAACGATCTCCATCCGCTCACGGTCACAGTACGCGGTCGAGTGTGTCTCCTGCGTGTCCAGGCCGATGCCTTGACGGCCACCCTTCTGAAGCTTGCTCAGCCGTGCTGCGATGATTACCTTCAGTGCGCGCCAGCTACAGGCAGTACACGAATACTGCTCGCTGGGCTCGTGGCAGGTAGGACACCGCCATCCAACGTTGGCCTTGGTGTTGACCATGGGCCGCGTACCTCCCCGTATCGTCCCTGGTCACGTCCAGGGTACCCGCTTGGGACACCTGGGGTGTGGACGAACGTCGGTACCCCAGGTGTCCCAACATATCACGGGACTGGTGAGCAGGTAGGATACGTCCCGGTGGGGGGCCACCGGGAGAGGACCAGGTGTGGGCACACACCACAAGCCGCTCAGCATCAAGGACGTCCGTCGGCGGCTCTGGACACACGTCGTGCCGCTCGGATTGATCATCACAGGACTAGTTTCCGTCGGGCTGGCCGCGCCCTACGATCATGCCATCATCTACGCACTGCCGATTTTCGCAGCGGTATTCGGGATCTGGTTCGGGCTGACCACCCGGCATCGTTGGTACCGTCGGTCGGTCGTCGCCACGGCCTTACTGGTAGCCGTGTATTGCGTCGTGGCCTACAAGTGAGGACAGAAAAGACCCCCCAGTCGTCGTGACTGGGGGGTCTTTTCGTGTCGGCTACCGAACTCCCCTCGAATTCGGTAGCCCTCCCCGCCCCGGGATCATGCAACGTGATGCAGTGACCTTTGCTGGGACGAGTGCGCCGCGCCCGGCGCCGATTTGGTTGGCCTGCTTGGCTCTGTGGATCGTTGCGGACGAGGCCGAGTCGCTTCGAATGCGGCCTCAGGGGACTCCGGAGTTATGCCCTGTTTTCGCAGCCTTCTATTACGTCTATCTGCCAGGAATATGACGGTCAATGCGGGCAGGGCGATTGCGCAGAACAACACCAGTGCACGTGTGCCGAGGTGTAAGAACTGCGCCGTCGTCATAAGCGACCAGTCCGCGCGGGTTCCCGTTTCTGGTTCTGCTTTGCATGCTTTCCGCGCCGGGGCGGCGGCGGTTCAACCGGAAGAACGCCTTCCATTTTGTCCGGCTTAGGGACTGGCTTCATGGTTTCCGTCGCTGTCTCTTTGTACTCGAACTCTCTATACGCGAGCAGGAACTTTCCTAGTTCTGGACTCCGTAGGAGGTCACGGATTTCCTGCCAATGCGGGCTTCGCACCACTTCACGAAGGTCATCTAGTAGCGGATTGATCCGCCGTGACCAGAAAATCATGCCCGCAGTGACACCAGCAGCACCGCACACAAATCCAGTTATGGCGGTGGTTATCATCACTCTTGCTGCCCTGTCTCGGGTTCAGACTCCACAATGACAAGCTCGTCCGACTCCGGGTAGATCACTATGGCGTTGACCGCCGTCGCGAGCATCGTCAGAGCGGCCTTGATCGCGTCCTGGTAGGTGGCGGTCTCCGCCTCAAGACCCTTGATCATATCGTCGAAGCTCTGTCGCGCACTCGCAACGACATCAGCCGAGCTGAGCGGTGTGCTCCTGAGCATTGTGAGTGTCCCAGTCCGGCGGTCGTCTTCACCGTCGTTGTCGTCCAGCGGTGTTCCGTCGCCAGCGACCGCAACGTCCCTCTCTGGCGTGTATAGAGCAGTCGACGGCCCATCGTCGCGTACCCACTGCACGGCGTCGGCCACCCGCGCGCGCCCCGGCACGACGTTGAGCACCAGCGTCCGATCCTTCAGCCGCTGGCGGATCTTGCCCGCAACCCTGGTTTGATTCTCAGCGGATTCGTGCGGCCACAGCGTCCGGACGGTGCTGGGCACATCAACGCCACTGATTTTCCATCCCGGAACGAGTTGCCCCGTGATCGTTCGCGTCTCCGGCGTCACGATCACGTTGTCGTCCGGATGATCAACCAGCCGCCGCAGCCATGCCCACACCAAGTCGCAACTTGCATCCGACCGGCTCAGCGGCGGGATCGTGACCTCATCCGCAATGGTCATCTTGTAGCCCTTCACACACGTAGGTGGTAGCGATCCGTCCGGTGTCCGTGCGCCCAAGCCTTTCCACCGACGAACCTGTAACAACGTGCCGGAGATTACGCGCCCACGCCGTCTTGGAGCAACCTGAGTATTATCACGGTTGTATTAAGTACTCCCGAGAAATAGCAGAACGCCCCGGCCGGTCGGTTGGGGGTTCGACGCGGCCGGGGCGGCATTCCTGGTGACTGGGGGGCTGGCCACCAGCGGTACAGCCACCAAGGTAAGTACGTGTATGAAGTTGGGTCAATAGGTAGGGACCAATGGAACCAGATGGAACCACGAGCCTCCACACAGGACTAGCTTACGACCCCTAAGTTGGTGACTTGCCAGTAATAGGGGTCCCCAACCGTGGCCAGAATCTGCGATGTACCGGAACCGCTGCTTATCAGGCAGAATCGGACATTACCACCGTCCAGATCGCCTGACGTCGTCGTGAAGCCGCGCACACCGCCGCGCGAAAAGAAGGAACTCCCAGCTCCGGAGCCTGTGTACCACCCCATGTCCCCGTCGTGCGCCGGACTACCCGTACCGGTCGCTAGGTACCGAACGATCGTGCTGCCAACAACTACACCAACGTCGATGGCATCGCTGGGGGTACGGGTTGCGCTGATACTGATCTCGACCCATTGCCCCACTACAGCAGGCATATCGATCTCCGCCACGGTCGCGTTATCAGCAAGTCTCAAGATCGACCAAATGGAACCGCCGTTGTTTGGGCAGGTGAACGAGCCACTGGTGATCCACTCCTGCCTGATCTTGATTCCACCGGTGACGCCAGCACCGGGCACCCACTTCCGTGACGTGCTGCTATAGGTCAGCACGGAACCGTTGCTCGGTGCAATGGTCAGCAGGTCTACATCCTGTGCTTGACCGATCGTGATGGGCTCAGCAAGGTACCCCAGAATGTCAAGATCACCAATTGGTCGATCACCGACGTCTACATTGTTGTGTCCAGTGATCGCGGAACTGTTTGGATTACTCAGGATAGCCGTCGTGCCCGGTAGAAGCATGCAATCGGATACATCTACGCCGGGCTGATCAATAACCAAGGTATAGTTTTGGCTGCTCACGAGCTTGGACTGAGCAATGCGGACGGCGCCGATTCGATTAGGCTCGGGATCGCTTGGCCCGATCGGGACGTCTGTGGGGTCATAGAAGATCGCACCCGTGTAGCCCGTGTCCGGCGGGAGCGTGTAGCCCGTCGCCGTGTTCATGCTGATCGAGCAGCCCCACACGACCACATCGGCGCCCGGGTAGCTCAGGATCTGCACCCCGTCGGCGTGCGCACCTGCTGCAGGCTCGAAGTCACTGAAATGACACAGCTCGAACACAGTCGGTTCCGCATAGCTGCGGCCGACCCTCGCGGAGTCATCACCGTTGTGGACCACCCGGCAGAACCGGGCCGCGAAGCCCGCTCCCGAGAAAGCGACGGACGCCGACGTGATCGTGCACCAGGCCAACCGACGGCCGACTTCGAAACCTGAGTTCGCGTCGAGCCGGACTCCGAAAGTGTCGTTATACGTGTTTATGGCACAATTAAACAAATACGTATCATTGTTCGGGATGATCAGCTCGGAGCAGACAAAGTTGTAGTTTTCGTAAACTCCCGAATCAAGGGTAATGCCGGTGTTGGGATTATTGTCGGGGTAGTCGACCAGCACCGTGGGGTCCCACAGCCCGGCGTACTGCTCCGCGACATTCCATGGCCGGATGGGATTCGGGATCTCGGCCTGCGGTATCAGGCCGGAGCTGTCGAGCGACGCGACCCCGCCCGGCTGGCCGACGGTGGACGCCAGGACGTAGAGCGCCGTCGACGTCGACAGGGTGCCGCGTGACGCCGTCGACAGATCCAGAGTGGACCCCGACGGCGTCACGACGTAGGGCGATGGACTCTCCGCGTCCTGGATGTCCTCGCGAACCAGGTATTGCAATGTGGTGGCCTGCGCGTTGCTGGCGATCGTGCCGGAGATATTGCCTGCGGAAAGCGTAAAAGTGACCGGCTGATTGACAACGATGTAGCCGCCACCGGGCGCTTCCATCACCGGCTGAAGGGTGACCTTGCCTGTCGCCGGATTGCCTTGCGGGTCAACCCATCCGTGCACTCCACCCGTGACCGTCAGTTGTGTTAGGGCCACAGACTCCTAATCAGAAGCGGTGCGTAGCTGGTGGATCTCGACGTGCAAATCGTCGTTCATGGCAATCAGCATCGCGTTAGCACGAATCTGATCGGCCATCTGGAAAGTATGCACCGTCGCGACGATCAAGTTTAGTACCGTTGCGATGCCGGAAATCAATGCTGCCAACGCATTGGACTGTCCTGCGGTCAGCAACCCCAGCGTCACGCCCAGAGCGATCAGGGTATTGACCACGCCGGTCCATCCGCCGCTAGCCAGTGCCGCAAGGAAAGCCTGCCAACGAGTCATGGTTACTCCCCTGCCTTGAGTGCCGTGCTGATGGCGGTGAGCGTGGTTTCGATCGCCGTGAGTCGCTGAGCGAGCTGGCCGACGGCGGTAATGAGGGTGTCCACGTCTGCGGTTGTGTTGATGATGTCCAGCGCCATGCCGCCCGGCGCGTTGACTCCGGTGTAGCCGCGCTGAAGATCGCGCAGCACGAAGGCGACGGTGCCCGGTTTAGGGGTCGCTGGGATAACGTCAGTCATTTCCATATCTGGCCTCGGTGGTGCCGGTGGGGTGGGAGGTGAATCGACGCCCGGCCAGTAATCGGCGACTACAGATAGGTCGTAGTGGCCTCCGTTGGCTGGGGAATCTGTGTACTGCTTGGCGATATAGCCGTCAGTAAGCACGGCCTGTCCGTCGTAGTGCGCTACCCAGAAATGAGGTAGGGCAACATGAGCAGCATTAAACGCGGCGACAACCGACGGAAAGGTCCTAATATTGCAGTAAACCGTGGGGTCCGCGCCCATGTGCCGCCGCATCAGGACCCAGGACACGGCCTGTACGGAGGTTGCGTCGCCCTGCTCTACGTCCAGCACATGACCGTCGGTGACGTCGCCACGGACGGCGATACGGACCTTGACGGCCTTGGGGAACAACGACCAGTCGTCGTCTGACCACGCGAACTTACTCGGCGGCAGATAGCCAGCCACCATCTCAGCGGTCAGTGGGATGTCGGTCGCGGTGATGCTGTCATACATGTATCGCGCGAAATCACCTCCCGGCAAGCCTCGTACAAGTTCATGCCCCAACGGGCATCGGCCAACGCGTCATGATGGTCCGAGCCGTGAACGGGCATCGTCGGTTGGCCTGCGTCTTCCCAGAGCTGCATTAGCTCGTGGGTGTACATAGGGATGATCCGAGGCATCCTGATCATCGTCCCGTACAACTGGGCTAACGCGACATGGTCATACGCGCCGTAGTACGCCCACAGTTCAACGGGTTCATCTGTGAGCGTCATGAAGTCCAGCCAGTTGCAGGCGATCCACCGACGAGGCTTGTACCGCCCATCACCCGGTGGGGGCAATTGCGGAAACACGTTCTCTTGGACGAACATGTTGGCTTTCTCGGGGTTGAATTCCGTCGACACCCGGTAGAACTCATTGCCGCAGTTATCCACGGCGCCAATGGAAACGAGATCGATCGTCGTACCGTCTTCGATGAATTCAGTGTCGTAGCAGACGATGCGCATGTTTTTGTCCTAGTTCGACCGACGAGTAACGAGAATCAAGAACAGCATGATGTCGGCCGCGACCAGCAGCCAGAAGTCAGCTCCGGTCACGACATCACCGGCTGGACAACGTCACCACCGTGGGCAAGCAGGTAGTCAAGGGACTCCCAGGCGAGCCAGGCATGACCCTCGTCGCCCCAGTCCGGACCCCACGAGTTGCGCACCAAGATCTTTTGGTCGTCGACATCATTCGCCACGATGCAGACCTGGTGCCCGCCAGCAAGACCGGACTTCGGCTGGAAGTCGATGAAGCCGTCTTCGTCCACAGTGAACATCGACTGAAACCACGGCACACCAATACTGATCGGGCCATGGTTGAGCATCCGCAGCGCCATATGCGTACTGGTCGCGTGGATGTAGTCCTTGATCTTGCCCTGCTTCATCAATGCCTGCATGGACCACGGGCCAGTGGAGCCAGTGTCCTGCGGAGGATATTCGCCGGGGATCTGCGAGTCGTCCAGCTTCGTCTCCAGCTCGTACAGCGCAACGGCGTCAGCCTCGGTGAGCGAGACTCCCTTGTGCCCGTAAGGCTCCGTGACCAAGCAACTGATCGCCGCGTTGGCGGTACACGACCCGAGGTCGCCCTGATCAAAGACTGGCTCGAACTCCGTGTGTGTCACGGGCACGATTGCCCGGAACCACAATGAGCTGATCAGCCGCGCGTCCTTCTCAGGCTCCAATGCCTTGGGGACCTGGTGTCGACCGAGCCGATACGGATTGTCGGGGTCCTCTTTGAGGTAGCGAAATTCAGTCAGAATGTCCTTCCTCGTCGTCGAGAATCTTTTGCTCAAGCTGCTCGATCCGTTCCAACACCGTGAACAAATGACGTTCCTGTCTGTTGTTGGACGCAGCGATCAGAAAACCGACGAACATTTCAATGATGGTGGTAATAGTGTTCAATGGGAAGTTCCATGCGCTGCTGGTGAACCACTCGGGTAGCCAGTGCGTATGCGCAATGGTGGGACCTAGACCTGTCCAGACAACGAGCAGGACGAACCAGAACATGATGTTACTGGGCAGACCCATCCCGTAGGACACGCGGTCAGCGAAGTTGACGAAACGCTCGCGTAAGTTCTTCATTAATGCACCAGTTGTAGTACGCCGAGGATAATCAGGGCCATTGTCATAGCGGCTGGGATGACGTAGCGGCGCCATTCCGTCGTTTCCTGCTTCAGGCGACTCATATGCTCGGTCTCCCGTTCCACGCTGTCCAAACGCTCGTCCAGCCGGTCAATACGGGTGACGAGTGCGGTGACGTCGGCACGGTCGGCTTTGGAATCGAGCTTTCCATCAATAAATTCGAGCTTGGCCCTGATCTCGGCAAGCAACTCTTTGACGGAGTAGATGATGGTTCCGCCGATATCTTCCACCATCGTCCTCCTACGATATTTGAGTGGCGCCGATCGGTGGCCATATTCCGGAGGGCCAGGTGCCGGTGTAATCGATTTGCGTCACGGTCGATGTCACTGTGCCGTCCGGGAATTGCACCATGTCCGCCACGCCGATCATACGTTGATCCGGTGTCGATGCGTGCACGTAGGTCGAGATACGCGCCCCGTTGTCCTCCCAGGTATGCAGAATGGGGCCACCGATGGTTTGGTCGCATACCGAGATAGGAACGGCGAATCCAGAAAAATAGGTGTTCCATGAACTGAGACCTCGGCCACGAAATAATGCGGTCGGATCGCCGGGAAGACAATTTAGGTCCACCGTAGTCCGCAAATGATCGTTAGCAGTACCTCCTACCTGTTGCATCAGAATGTGGTAGGTCGCACCGTTCGTAAGGCCACTCGCAACCAACGGGACGGACATGTAGGGCATCGCATAAACAGGGGTGGACCAATAACTGTCACCGAAGATGTAGAACAATTGCCATTGTCCGTTCGCGATGTCAAAGCTGATGGTGCCCGATGTAGTGTTTCCGACCGGCGTCACTTGTGTCTGCCAGGGAGCCATTACGTTAACCGAGGGACCGTTGTCGTCTATAGTGAAGCCCTGTACCGCATTGGTGAACGTCGTGGTAGCAGCATTAGTTGCACCGCCAACTTGCATTACGCCCACTTCGTTGTAGAACGTATTAAAACCAGTAATCGGTGTCGGCATGGGATTGCTAGCCGACTGCCATGCACCGACACTGCCGTCGGCATTGATTCGCGCATAGTAAAGCAGGCTGTTGATAATCCCGGACCCTGATGGCAATGTCTGCCCACCATAGACGAGTAGCCAGTTGCCCACTACGACTGCGGTAGGAATCCACAGCGCCACCGGCAGTGCGGGTGCATGGTTCCAGGCCGTCAGTTGGCCATTCGTGATGGTCGCCCATAACACCTGACTCGTCGCCGTTGTGCCGTCCGTAGAACCAGCGACAACATAGACATTCTCGCCGAACGATGCCATACCCGAGCCATACAACACGCTAGGGAGTGAAGCCTGCTGCGACCATGCGCCGACAACACCATTAATCGAATCCCATGGGGCAACAAAAACTGTGCTGGTGAGGGTGTTTCCTGTAGGACCGACGAATCCACCCGCTACGACGATAGTATCTGTAGTCGTCGTAGCCATCGCGCTACCTGTCGCTACCGGTAGAACTGGCTGCGGGAGAGTGTTGCCAAGTTGATACCCACTGCCCGGATAGGGCACAGTAAAGACGCTGTTGACAGGCGCCGTACCGGCTGGCGGGAGATAGCCTCCAACCGTGACAAAATAATTGCCGGACACCATACCGGTCGAATCCAGTGCACCACCGCTAGAGCCTACGGCCGGTGACGTCCAGTCTGTTTCCTGCCAAGCCCCGCACTGCAATTGATTGTACTGCGGTAGAGCTAGTGGACTTCCTGTCGGCTCCACGATGACCGCGATCGACGAAGGCGAGCCAAGAGCACTGTAAGCCGCGAAAGCGTTGATCCACTGCTTGGGAATGTAGCTGGTGGCAAGCACTGTGCCGGGTGTCCCCGATGAATCAGCACACAGCGAGACCTTGAGATCAGCTCCCTCACCCACTGGTAGGACAGGTATGGAGACACGGCCGATGTTGGTGCCACTCATAGTAAAAGGCTGGTCATAGTCGAACTGGTCGAAGTGAAAGACCCAGAAATTTAATGGATCATCACTGCCAGCACCCAAGCCAGCCGGAGTCACCACCTGCTTACCGGCGCAGATCGGCGTGATGGCATGGGTTCCGAGTAGCTGATTGATCTGGGAGGACTTGTCCACGGCACTGGTGTCACCGACGAGGCCATTTCTGGCTGCCAGCCATGCGGGAGTCGCCATTAGGTGTACCTCACCCACCTCACGCGGAGACCAGAGCCAGACACGTTCAACGTTCCACCAGAGTTCTGATTCACCACGAGTTCCACATAATCGGTAGTGCCGTTGAAAAACTGAGCAACGCCGGTTAGTGGCACGCCAGTCGGGAAAGTCGATCCAGCGTTGCCCACATCGGACAGAGACAGCGGGATCGTGGTGGTCCCGTTGAGCCGTGCGAATGCTTCCCGGCCGCCGGTTGCGTTCGCTGCGAACTGGGCCAGGCCGAAGATTTCATACCTACCGGATACTGTTGGAGTGATTCTGGTGTTGTTGGTGACGGTCGAGTGCATGTTGTACGGATCAAAAACGTCTGTATCGAGCGCGACGGCCGTCAGTGCACTCGTCGCGGCGTTCTGTGTCCCGGCAAGAGTCGCGATGCACTCCGGCGCGTTCAGCGTGAAATTCGTCTGCGCCAAAAGGATTACTTCATAGGTACTGGCCATCGACTCCTAAGCGACGCTCGACAGAATGCCGTTGGTATAGGACAGGCTGCGCACGGACAGCAGGTAGCCTGTCGCCGTCTGACCCTGGTTGTACTCCGCGACCGTGACCAACTGACCAGAAACGTTGTAACCCAGAATCGTCCAGCGGACACCGGAATCCTCCCACGTGTGCGCGAAAGGGATCACCGCGGAATTGTCAACTACCTGATACAGCAAGCCAAACGTCTGTGCCGACCACGATGTGCCGTTGGTACTCGTCGAGCACCCCGAGGTCTGATTGCTCTTGAACCACGAGAATATGTTGCCGCTAGTGCCTTGCGCGTTCAGCACGATCCAATACGTAGTGGACGGTGTCAGGCCGGTGATGGGGATCGGGATTGAGAAGTTCGCACTCGACGTACCGAGGAAGTCCTGTGGCAGTAGCGTTGTTACCAGCGGAGTACCTGACGGCGCACCAGAGTTGTTGGCCTGGATGGAGAGTGTGATCGGTGGCGGGGTGCCAGTCTTGGACAATGTCAGACTGACTCTACCTATAGTGGTCTGTGCCCCGGTGGTCTGAAAAGACTGCGCGATATAGGTTCCGAGGCTGCTGACCGATCCTGATCCTGCTGTGGTCTGCTGTGCCTGCGTCGCGCCGGTAAAGACGATCGTCGCGTTGTGCGTACCGAGGAATTGATTAACTTGGCCTGCCTGCGTCGGTTGCCCCGAGGTCGCGGCCAGCCATGAAGGCGTCGCCATCAGGGTCCCATCGCGAAAGAGACTTGCAGGATTAAGTTCTGTAAGTTCGTCACCGTGACCGTCGGGCTAAAAGCCCAGTGATCCAACAGGGTGCCGTCGTTGGTACCGGAGTCAGCCAGCGCGAAAACACCAGCCTCGGTGATACCAACGGTGATCGCGGGCGGCGCAAAGAAAAACAGCCAGGTTGCTTGTGCCGCAATCAAACTGGTCGCCGGGCTAGACGCGCCTGCCTGTACCTGCTCCCGCGCGTACTCAGTGAAAAGCTGCGTGTCGCTCTTGGCCGGTACGCCTGCGCCTGTGCCCACAGCTCCCCACAGAGGCGTGAGGTAGGTCGGCGCGGTAACGCCGATGGATGTGGCCTGGTCCTGGATACCGCTCCACACCATGGCCGCAGCGAACGCTGAATAACCGTTGGTGCAGATGACGTTGTCGCCTTCTCGTCGATCGGCCTCGGACCCGTCGGCGTTCATCACCGTCAGCGTCAGGTGTCCACGGATACTCAGGCCCTCAGCGATGCCGCCGACCTCGGTCGCACGCACGGCAGTAGCGGGACGTTCGCCCGCTGGGGCACGTGTAGTACCGAGTGTTTGCCTCGTCATATATGTGTCCCTTCGAACAGTGCGTCTTAGTTACGTACTGCCGATACGCCGCAGCCCGCTGCACATTGACGACAGGAGTAACGGCCTCTAAGTGATCCGGATTAACGCATCCTTTGTTAAAGCATAGATGATCAACCTCGTGGCCGTCGGGGATTTCACCGACGTACGTCTCATAGGATGCACGGTGCGCGGGAATGAGTTTCTGCCGCACGTTGTCCCAAATCTTGCCATAGCCAGTTCCCTCGTATGATCCAATCCACACCCAGCAAGGACCGAGATCCGGGCGTCGATCAGACACAGGGCCGTGCTTGTCCATTTTCGACAGCAGCCTTTGTGAGATAGGAGTTGGTGTTCTCGGCTTCTTTGGCCTTGTTGACCTTAGCCACCGCCGATAGTCGTTCTCGCACATTCCTCGCCGCATCGGCTTAAAAGGAATTCCGCAAGTAGAACAGAAGGCCATTATCCTCCTACCCCCAGCAGGTCGAACCCCACAGTCCCCCATCCCAGCCTGCTGGTGTCGCCACAGTCGTCGTCATGGAGTCGGCCAGCGTCATCGCCTCGTCAGCCTCGACAAAGACTCCCTGCGCCGTCGTGTCGTCGGCCTGTACCGGTGGAAGCGAGTTCTGGTTGATGGTCGCCAAGACGTCGATAAGTGTCGTCGGTCGAACTACACCACTCATTAGATGCGCACCCCCGTAATCTGCATCGTGCGATAGCCGCCATTGCCAAAGGTGATTCGGTTCTGGATACACAGAAACGTGTCGTTGATACCCAATGCGTTGCCGCGCTCCGTGTCCGGTACAAATTGGTTGACGAGTTGGAACGTGTACCCAGACCGAACCCAACCGACGAAATCTTCCGTGGTGTTAAAGGTGAACCGCTCGACGGGGAACGCGTATTCCTGCCGCTCCCGCTGGGCACGAGCCAAGGCCATTGCCGTCGTGGTTAGGGTTGTGTCACTGATGAATTCGCCAAAGATGCCCCGGTTAGGGCCGTTGAAATCGCTTTGCGACTGGATGTCATTGACCTGCACGACGATGGGAATGTCATAGTCGTACCAGACGCGAATTACTGAACCGGCCCTTGGTGCCACGTTGGCCGTCAGACTGAATGCGTTGATGTTGTTTTGAATGATGTTCCAATTTGCACTAGGAACGGTGCCCGCCGAGTTCGGTGAGCCGGGTGGCACGACGTTGATCTCATTGACGAGCACGTTGTTGACGGTGAGCTTTTCCAGACCAGAGAAAGTGAAGCGCAGCGGGAAGGCTGTCGATACACCGTCGCCTCGGAATGTGTCAACCGGTCCTTGCACCTTGGCGTTAATGAAAATCTTCTGCGCAGCGCCCTGGACGAGGATGCGATTGTGGACTGTTGTGCCATCCCATTCATACGCCTGCGTGCTGTCCGGTGTGATGTGTCCCTGTGTGGTGCTGGGCCCGGTGCCAGTTGGCGTTGTCGTAAAGGTAACGCCGGAAGACAGGGCCGTGGATGCATCATAGAAATGCAGGTGCCGGTTCTCGTCGACATACCAACCGTACGGCGTCACCTGACCGGCTAGCTGCGCAACTTGTTTCCAGGCTGAGCTAAGCGATTGGTAGCCGATGTTGATGGACGGCAGGTTGGGGCCGGAAGCGACGAAGCCGCCGCGAGACACCGTCGCCGCGCTGATGCCACAGTCAGCCTGATTCGTCAGCGACACCACAATGTCCTGTGTGTTCATGTTCTCAAAGAGACCGATGACCGGAGTCGAGTTGTCGGCATAGTAAGTGTAATCCGTACAGTTGAGTACCCATTCATTACGAGTAGGTCCGTCCACTTGCAACTGCGGATCGTTGACGACTCCGGCAAACAGGGTGGTACCGAGGTTGTTATCGATGAGAGTAACCTGCGAGAACACGGGAATAATGAGGATGTTAGGCGTTCCGTTGTACTCGTCCACCAACACAAACGTCGCGGTATCACCCTGCCTGCCAAAGTTCTGCGTAATCGTCATCTGCGAATATATGCCGTCGTAAGCCAAGTTCGCCGTGAAGTCGACGTGCGCGCCACCGGGCGGCTGAATCAGGAAGGTCAAGTTCGGCAGTGCCGGTACGCTCACAGCCCTCCTATTTCCGGATATTCACGCCAGCACGTTGCAACATGTTGACCAGCGTTGGCCCCATCTTGTCGACAAAAACTTGCATGTCCCTATCGCTCATAAGCTGGTTGCCTTGCATCAGGAATTGGATCGGCCTGCCATTGTTTTCGTTGCTAGACCAGGAGTTCGTCGCGTTGAGACCGAGCCCCACACCGACCGACGCACCGATCTGCGCACCGACAACCGCTTGATTTGCCACAGCGCGAGCCGCGTTGGTAACGAGGTGCGCGTTGGCTAGCATTCCTTGAGCGATACCGGCTGGAATGTACTGACCCACTTTATCAGCCATGACTTGCGAAGGTGAGAAGATGTGAAGCACACCTTGAAAAGCATTGACGATTTGATTGCCCAGTCCGCCGATCTTGGACATGAACCAACTGGAGGCTTGCTGGATTCCTTGCCATAGGCCCTGAACAATATCGACGCCGATCTGGACGAACTGTCGAACAATTCCCATGAACATTTTTCCGAAGCCCTGAAGGACAACCCAGGCGTCATTCCAGAGATTTCCCCAGTTTCCGGAGAACCAGTCTTTCAAGAGATTGAAAAGACAGACCGCGAACTGAATGAAGCCCTGAATGAATTCTTTGCCATCGCGCGCGAAATCTGAGATAATGTGACCTGCGGCATCGAACGCCGGGCCAAAGAATTTGATCAAGAAACCAACGATCGCGACGACTGCGGGCATGACAGCTTCGGTCACGGTGGCCGCGAATTTGATAAATTCGACGATCACGGGGGCGACCGACTTGACCAGATCGGTCACGTCGGTCACCAGACCAGGCAGGGTAGGCGCCAATTCACCTATCGCTTTAACGACGGAATCGAAAGCAGGGGCCGCCGCCTGAAGCATTTGGATTAAGGCTTGCAGAATCTGATCGGCCAGATCGCCCAGGACAGGAAGCAATGGTGTCAGAACTTCCATCGTCGAGTTGAGCGCCTGAACCAGGACTTTTGCGATTTCGTTGGACAATTTTCCGATCAGCGGCGTCATCTTATTCAAAATCGGGACCAGCAAACCAGCCAATTGGTTCGCGGCGCCATTGACTGCCGTAATCAGGGGGGTCAGTGCCAATAGCACAGCGTTGATCATTTTGGCCAAAGGCGCGAACAACTCACCCACGGACGACAGTGCGGGCGCCAGATCGCGAACTAGCGCCGATACAACGACGATGATCGAGGAAGCCGCATTCAGGAACATATTTGAGATCGGCATGAGCGCGTCGAGCAGTGCACTGATGATACCGAGAACCGCAGACAACACTCTAAACAATGCCTGGATGCCCTGCACCGCTTCGTCGATTCGAATGTGCGTGAGCAGCGCGACGAGATCGGACGCCAGTTGTTTCAACCCGCTGGCGAAAGCGGCTACCACCGGTTGCACCGTCGCGACGGCAGGAGCTAATCCGCTGATCAGAATCCGTGTGAAGCCAATCAGTCCGCCACCGAGAATTTGCACCTCAGGGGCCAAAGCGTCGAATGCCTCCCGCAGCTCCGGCGCTTCCTTAGTGATCATGTGCGCGAATTGCTGAATGACTCCATCGGCCGCGTTCTTGACCACGGCGAAGCCATTCACGAGCGGAATGGACGCGTCGTACAGTGCGCGCTGTGTCGCCGTCAGCTTCTGGCCGCTAGCGATCATTTGCGCGTACTTGGTGTGGACGGCTTCAGCTCCGGCACCCAGCGCCCCGAAGAATGCGGGGATGCCAAGCGTCAGCAGACCACCGATAGGGCCAGCGAACGCGATGAGTGCGGCCGTAATGAGCATCGCCTGACCATGAAGACCCTTGCCTGACTTGGTTGCCTTGTTGGTGGAGTTCGTGAGGTTGTCCAGCTTCTTGCCGGTTTTCTCGGCTTCCTCGCCTTCCTTGTCGACGCTCTCCGCGCCGCGCATCAGATCAGCAACGAAGAGATCCGTCGCTTGGCCAACGACTGCGAGTTGATTCCGGATCGCCGTTAGATGTCCGTTACTGCGATCTATGGATTCGGACAGCCGATCGAAGTCGCCACTGACGCGGCCGACGTCTTCGTCCATGTTGTGAATGTGTTCGCGGGTATCTTCGACGGTTTCTCCGGCATGCTTAGCCTCTTCATCCCAGGCTTCCATGCGCTGGCGCAGTTCTTCGGTAGCGCCACTAGAATCGCTTACGCCGTCTCTATATTCATGTAGCCGTTGATTGATGTCGTCAATGGCGCTCGACGTGTGCTCGTCCATGTCGTCGAAATGGTCGGCCGTGCGATCGGCCTCGGTTTGTATCCGGTCCAGGTCGACAACGGCGTCATCGGCGAAATTCCGGATGTGGTCGTCTGCCTCACCTAGACGGTTGTCGGCGTCTTCGGTCGAGCGGTCCCACGCCTCGTCCATACGGTCGGTCGCGCCCTCGACCTCACCGGCCGCGCTGTCGCATGCTTCCTTGTATGCCTCTACGTTCGCGATGGCGGCCTCGAAAGCCTCATCGGTACGGTTTTCCGCTTCCAAGATCGCGAGCAGCAGCGCCTCAGCGGTTGTAGCCAGAAGCCTCCTCGCGGTCTATGGCCTGGATGATCATTTGGTACTCGCGGGCTTCCCGCCATGGACGGCTACTGAGCGGCTCAGCCGGTATTCCCAAGCGCTTCCACAGCGCCGTCTCCCACAGGTATTTCTGCAAGGTCGGCGGTCCCGGTGACCCCATCCTCAGCGCTGCCGACAAACTCAGTACGAAAGCTGCGGTCTGCCAGCGGATCGAGCTTGTTGACCTCGTCGACCCGTCGATACACGGCTTCGAACACGTGCTCTGGCAACCGGCCGATGTTGCGGTGTCGCGCGGAGTCCGGGCTCAGTGCCCACTTAGTTCCGTCTGCCTCGTCCAGATTCCATGCGACGATGCTGGCCGCGACCAAGGCACGCCGATAGCTCGCATAGTCAGGTGACACGACGCCGTGCATTTTTCCCCGTTCGTCCACAGTGGCGTCAATCTTCTGCATGTGGCGGTCGGCGCGTTCCTTCTCGTCGTGCGTCAAAGTGGTCTTGATCTCGATCCAGTAGCCATTGCCGATGGAGATCTGTTCTGTCTCAATGAAATGGTCGAGAAAGGCCATAAACCCCTTGGTGTGTTTAGTAGGCTGCGGAGATGCCGTTGGTGACGACGGCCTGAATGGTGTACTGCGAACCGCCGGTCAGCGGCCTGGTTGCCTCAAAGTTCAGCGTGGACATGACGACGTCTGTCAGCTTCAGGTCGTTCTTGTATTTGTTGATGACGATCTGCGGACAGGTGATGGCGACGGAATAATTCGGTGCTGTGGCGTGTGCGAGGGTGAAATTCAGCGCGCCGAGCGTTCCGTTCTCCATCTTGGTAAAGTCGCCATAGGTGCTGTCGTCAAGGCTGTCCCACACCACATCAAAAGAGCCGTTCACGGTCAGCGTTACCGGGGTGATGAAGTTCGGTCCGTGCTGGCCGGAGAACGTGTAGGTACTCTTGAGGCCGTTGTCGATGTCGATGCTGATGTTGGTGGCTTCGGCACGGATATTCGTGAACGCTGTCAGCGTGCCCTCGGCGAACTGATATGGGCTTTCGTTGACCGTACTGATGGCCGTAGGAGAGTCCAGTACCGCTACTGCTCGCCCGGTGATATCCGCCGTCATTGTGGCGGCCTGGTCGCCGGTCGGACACTTCAGCGTCAATTTGCCGACACGACAACCGGCGAATTGGAGGGACTGAAAACCGCCGATGTTCTTTTCGACCGTCAACGATTTGAGTGTGTTCGCCTGAGAAATGGTGTGCGTGTACGGCGCCGTGGTGCCGGTGACGACGTCCGTGCCGACTGCTGCCGCGAGAATAGGAATACCCATCGACGGGAAGACCGGTCCCTCAATAGGGCCAGTGAACTTGGCCTCGCCATACATATTGTAAATCTGCTTGTCGCGAACGCCCTGCATCACGCCCGGCGAGAACCAGCCCGGATCAGGCTCGATGTTGCAGCTCATGTCCGGCAAGAAATTCGTTGCCGCGACCGGCGTGCCAAACGTGACTTCAGGCGCCACGCCGACAGCACTAAGAGAGCCAGGACGCTCGGTAATCGTGGAGAAAGTCAGAAACCTCCTAGTCCGTCGAGCTATCCGGCTCGGGGTCAATGGGCGTGGCGCCCTTATTTAAGAAATCCTTGGCAGCCTTGTCAGCCGGCTCGATGTGCCCGTGCTGAAGAAATGACTTCTCACGTCCCGCAGGAAGGTCAAAAACATCACCTGGACGCACGGCGCCAACCGGCGGGTCAAAAGTCACTGCAATAGAACCGACATAGCGACCGCGCATAGTTACTCCTCTTCTAGTGCTCGACGCAGATGTTCTCCGATGATCTCAAAGAACTGCTCAATCATCATTTCTTTGTCCCGCTCGAACGCGCGCTCATGGAATGGATCGGGCTGCTGCGGGTGGTTGCTACCGTGAATGACGAACTTGCTGTAATACTGTTCCCCGTAGACGGGCCGGTCCCACCAGTGCATATAGGGAAAGTTTCGGTTACGCATCTCGTGCGGCTCGACACCGCCGACGACGAACTTCGCATACGGGGTGTTCGCGGTGAACTCCATGCGCAGACCCTCCGCTGTCGTGTGCCGTTCCATGCGCAGTGAACGCCGCAGCCGACCGACACCGATGTGCTCGAAGTGTTCTCGTCGATTAACTGGGCACGTTTCCCGCAAGGTATCGAGAAAATGCGGCCCCACAGTGTCTGCCCACTCTGTTGCCGCCACCATCCACTCAAAGCGCCGCGCCGGATAGTCGTCCCAGCCACGGCCTTCGCGACGAATCCAGACGCGCACACTCATGCCTGGACGACCTCCTTGACCATCAC